CTTGACTAACCCAACAGACGCTTTAGGTGCTGCTGGTGGTTACGCTGAATTGACTAAGTACAACGCTGCTCCTGGCGGCGGTGCACTGAACGTGTTCAGTTTGTAATCTGTAGTTGATCTAAAAAGCCCACTTCGGTGGGCTTTATCTATTAAATAGTATTGTAAGTTAACTAAAGGATAGTAAAATGAAATACATTTTAGCAATCGTTTTAGCAACAAGTATCAACAGTGCTATAGCTAATGAGTCTCTTGCTCAAAAGAGTGGTTGTTTAGCCTGCCATAACGTAAATGTTAAGGTTCTCGGTCCAGCATATAAAGACGTAGCAGCTAAGTATCGCGGACAAGCAGGTGCTGAAGACAAATTAGTAGCTAAGGTCAAAGCAGGTGGTAGTGGTGTTTGGGGTGCTATTCCAATGCCGCCGCATCCGCAGATTAAAGAAGAAGACATTAGAACTATAGTAAAATGGGTATTAACCCTTAAGTAATAAAAGCCCACTTTAGGTGGGCTTTCTCTTGACTTTAATAAATATTGATAGTATAATACAAGTATACTAGTCCAATTACCGTTGGAAATTTTATTAATTATCCCAAAAGGAAGAAATATGGAAGTTGTACAGAACAAATCCGAAGTTGAAGTAAAAGAGACGGCTGAACAAATTTATCGTCCTCATCAGAGTCAAAATCTAAATGTCTGCGCCGATGGCGATAAAGAATGCCTAGCTAGATGGATAGCCGCGTCAAGCGATTGCACAGATTAATTTAAAGAGTCAAATTACAAATATTAAATATTAGTTTAGGCTATAAAGGTCATTCAATGAGTATTCTCAAAAAAATCAGTTCCGACACAAAAGTTAAAATGCTACAGGGATCAGTATATCTAATACTGGCGGTTACTTTAATTGGATTTTGGGATACAAAATTATTTCTAATTGGCCTGGGACTAGGTTGGTTTTTATGGTTAACTGGTATTCACGGCAGCCTACACAAATATTCAAGTCACAAATGTTTTACTGCCCGTAATAAATTAGCAGAAGTTTTTATTCTATTAATGGGAACATTAACAAGTTTAGGCAGTAATATCAGCTGGGCCGCTACGCATCGCAAACATCATCAACACAGTGACCAAGAAGGTGATCCGCACAGTATACACACAGGTAGTGGTAGTTTTTGGCGAGCTGTAAAAATTTACTTTTACTATTTTCCAACCTACCTAATCAACCCACGTACTATTAAAGATCTAACTAATGATCCTATGCACCGTTGGTTCCATAAGCATTATTATAAAATTATTTTTGCCTATGTTGCTGTGCTTGCTCTAATAGATCCATTGTATGTAGGTTATTTTTACGCACTACCTGTGTTTTATGTCTACACTGGTATTAGTTACATTACTGTGCTAGCACACAATATTACACTGAACAAATTTGTTGGTTATCGCAATTATGAAATCACTGATCATACATTTAATTGGTCAGTGGCAAGTATACTATTGCCTGGGGAAGGAAATCATAACAATCATCATGCCCTACCTGGCGCCGCAACTAATAAAATGTCCCGACGAGACATCGACCTAGGTTACTGGTATTTAAAAGTAATAGGACACGTAAACGATCAAGACTACCATCAGAAATTTATCACCTAATGAATAACTACGACAAAATTAAATTAGCACAGGCAGTGGCAATGATCAGCACAGTATTAACACTGTGCTTTGCCTTTGATGCGGCACTATTAATTGCTGGCCTTGTTGTTAGTTGGCTGTTCTGGTGTTTTGGATTAACTATTGCTCTGCACAAATACGCGAGCCACAAAACATTCGACCCACGCAATCGTTTTGTAAAATATTTCCTACTCTGGGCAGGTACAGTAATTACCATGGGTAGTACTATTAACTTTGCTGCAGGGCATAGACAGCATCATGTTCACGCCGATACTCCGCAGGATCCTTATTGTCTAGATGGATCGATTTGGCATCGAATTAAATTATTCTTTTATTGGTTTCCTACTTATAAAATAAATCCAATGATTATTAAGGACCTATTGCGTGATAGAGATCACGTGTTGTTTAATAATCATTATTGGAAAATACTTCTGGTATATCCAGCAATTCTATTGTTAATTGACCCAGTTTGGTTTGGGTATTTTTACGCATTGCCAGTAACATATATTATCTTAGGTATGGGATACGTTACAGTACTTGCACATTTGCCTATGCTAGAAAAATTTGGCACGAAACCTTATAAAACCAACGACAGCAGTTGGAACAGTCAGTTGTTCGCAGTGCTGTTAGCCGGCGAAGGATATCACAACACACATCATGCTTGCCCAGGAAGGTATGACTATTCTACAGGACGCGGTGAATGGGATATCTCAGGTAAGATCATTAAATATTTAAAGCATGATTAAAATCTTATTAATTGGTTTACTACTAGTAGGGTGTGCTACACCGCCTAAGTCTACTGTAGTAGTACCTAAGAATGATAAGAAGATGTTTTACGTACCACCAGAAGAACTTTGGCCCGAGGATTTCCCTCCGGCGCCAAAAAGTTGCGGTAGCCCATTTACAGGAAGGTTAATATCAAGATGAAAAAACTTAAAAAGATTTTAGTAAGTCCATGGACAGCATTAATAACTTTAGCTGTCATTGTAGCAGTAGTATTTCAAGGTCCTACATTTGTTGAAAGTGTTAGGTTAAGATACTTTGATACACTAGTTACCAGTGCGGAACCTACTCAAAATAATATCTATACTGTAAACATTGACGAAGCTACACTAGACAAATACGGGCAGTGGCCATTTAACCGTGGTGTATATGCTAAGATTATACACGAACTATACAGTCACAATGCTGGCATTGTAGTTTGGAACGTAATGATGCCAGAAGCCGACAGACAAGGCGGTGATAGTGTACTGGCAGATATGCTTACACATCATCCTGTAATTCTATCAAACACTGTAGCAGAAAAGACTAAGAATATTCCACGTAAGCCAGGCTCGGCTGTTATTGGCGCAGAAAACTTAGGTACTATCTATAACTATCCTGGTATTATTGCTAACATTCCTGAGCTAGAACGTAATGCCACAGGTGTTGGCCTAACCTATACCATGCCAGAAGTTGACGGTGTTAACCGCCGCTTGCCATTGTTCGCTGGCTATGATGGCAATGTATATCCAAGTTTACCTTTAGAAGTGCTACGTGTTCTAAGTCAAAACTCGACATTCCAAGTTAAGTTAAATGAGAATGGTGTTGAGAAAATGCGTATTCCGGGCTATCCTCCAATCAGTACAGACAGCTATGGGCAAATATGGGTAGACTGGAGTCAAAAATCTACAGCAGTATCCGCAGTAAACTTACCATCTGACTTTGCCAATGCTGTGGTTATTGTAGGCACAACAGCCGCAGGTATTGCTAATCCAGTACCAACTAGTTTAGGTAGCATTTGGCCTCAGGACATGCAGGCCGCTGTTATTGGCACACTGGCCAACGGTGTAAACATACAACGTCCAGACTGGGCACCCGGTGCTGAACTGTTAGCTCTAGTTGCTATTAGTTTGTTAATTCTGTTCCTAAGTCGTTGGGTATATGTTGGCCTGGGTGTTGGTGTAGTGTTGGCCGCTAGTTTAACTCCGGTAAGCATGTATGTCTACAGTGAATACAAGTTCCTGATAGATGCTATTGTGCCCACAGCTGGTGTAGTCCTAGTTATGCTACATGCTTATGGTGTTAAGTTTATCAGTGAGTTCTTACAGAAACAACAAATCAAGAAACAGTTTGGCAGTTATGTAAGTCCTGTGATCGTTGAACGCTTACAAAAGAACCCAGACTTAATCAAACTTGGTGGTGAAGAAAAAATGCTGACCGCTGTTATGACAGACATGCGTAACTTTACTGGCTTAGGTGAGAAGTATGGCGCAGATGTAGAAGGCTTTACTGCTATCATGAACGCTTACATGACTGCTATCAGTAAACCTGTGTTTGCCAATGACGGCTGTTTAATTAAGTTCATTGGTGATGCGAGCTTACATATTCATGGTGCGCCCTTAGATGACGATCGCCATGCCTATCATGCTGTAAAGACTACACTTGAAATGATACAGGCAGTAGAGGAATTTAACAAACACTTAGAGTCAATTGGTAAACCGCCAGTAGGCATGGGTGCAGGTGTTAACACAGGTAAGATACTTGTAGGTAACATTGGTAGTGAAGGCAAGATGGGCTATGACGTATTAGGTGACCCAGTGTCAGTGGCCAGCCGATTAGAAGGACAGACCAAAGGATACGGAGTGCTAATGATCATTGGCCCCGATACTGCCGAAGCAGTTAAAGATGACTTTGAACTAGTATGGTTAGACAACATCGCAGTTAAAGGTAAAGAAGTTGGTCTAGACATCTACACTGTAGGTAAGACTGTTAAGTACAAGCACGAAGAATTTAAGAAAGAATACTTACGTGGTGATTGGAAAACTGCTAAAAAATGGGCAGAAAGTTTATTAGCAGAACCGGGAGTAGAGATCAAAGACTACTACAAGAAAATGATTGAACGTTTAGATCAAGGCGTTCCTGCTAACTGGGATGGAACGTATCATGCTACGAGCAAGTAGTTTTATAGCATTATTATTAGTTACTTCGCTAGCCTGGGCCGGTCAAGTAAACATCACTGCTAAAAGTTATTTGGTAACAGATACCCATGGGCAAGTCTTACAAGAATACGAAGCAGATAGTCCACGCCCTATTGCTAGCATTACTAAATTAATGACAGTAATGGTAGTACTGGATACTAAATTGCCTTTAGATGAAGCTGTGCCATTGAATTTTAAACTAGCTAAAAGATACCACACACACTTACCACGCAGACTTAAAACTCTAACACGTAGTGAGTTAATTGATCTAGCGATGGTTAAAAGTGATAATTTTGCTGCTTATCATTTGTGTGCAAGTTACCCAGGTGGTGTTGACGATTGTATACGTGCTATGAATCTAAAAGCACACAACCTTAGCATGACCAGTACTGTGTACACTGACCCAACTGGATTAGACGCTACTAACATAAGTACTGCCCGTGATCTAATTAAGTTAATGATTATGGCAAGAACTTATCCTGAAATTGTAGGATCAACTAAACCTAAAGTTGATGTGCAGGTCAAAAAACGTTGGTGGCAATTTTGGAACACAAATCCATTGGTGCGTAAAGGTGATGATATAATTGTAAGTAAAACTGGATATATTTCGCAGAGTGGCGGGTGTCTAGTTATGCTAATGAATACAGAATTTGGTCAGCGTATTGTAGCTGTGTTAGGAAGTCGTAATACACGCACACGTTTTCCGGAAGCACTAGAGCTTGCTAAGAATTAAAATAAGTCCAAATAATAATTGCTTCTTTGCCCGGAATACCATTCTTAATGTAGTTGTCGCTGGTATGAAATTTGCTTCTACTGGCAGCAAATAAAGATCCTTTGGTCCAGGGAAATATTGCCTCAATGCTCATGTATTCCAAATCATCTTTTGGAAGATGACTAAAATATTTTTCAACTTGTTCTGGTGTAATTGCGTTTAATTTCTGAGCACCGGTTGTAGATGCCCACTCTGATACTGTTTTAATATCAGGACTGATCTGTTCAAACACAATGGTGTTTGAATTATAGTTTTCCATTGGAATAATAAATGTCCATGCTGGCGTAGTTGTTACAAAGTTTTCCCAGTCGCCGCTTAGTACATCGCTGTGTATTCCGTAAGGTTCGGAACTATATAACATATGAATATCTTGAATTTTTAGCTTAGGGCTAAATTCTTTGTAGATACGTGGCAGTAAGATATTTGTAACTTCAGGATGTTGTTCTGAAAATATGTTTTTTGTGTAACACACATAGTTGCCAGTCTTAGGATGATAATCGTCGTACCGCATAAAATCAATGTCGGTACGATTCATATAATTTTTAATAAAATTTATTTCTTCGTCGGAAACAAAGTGATGTATTGTTCTGGTATCTATATTCATATAGATATTTATTGACCAGTTTTACACCCAGTGATATTTTAGCCTTCGCCGCTTGCAGCAGTGTTGTCGTCTTCTGATTTTGCTTTCTTTTTATCTAGAGATACTGCTTCGTTAAACTTCTCAGCGGCTTCGCGTTCAACTTTAACACTTTCCATAACACGTTCACTTTCAATCATTTTACCACGTAAGTGTAAGACAGTGTTTACTTTTTGATTCAAACGTATTAGGTCATTGTCTAACATACGTATACGATCGATAAGCGCAATCAGCACAGTGTTAGCTTCGGATATAACAGGTTTAACTTCTTTAGTTGACCATTCCCATACATACTTGATAATAAAACCCATACCGACAGCAAACACTATCGGAAAACCATACTTACTAATTAAACCTACTACATCCATGTTAATCCCCCGACAGTGGTGTTACAACGATTGTTGGCGCAACTGTGTGTTTTTCAGCGTAATTATATTCTACAACTGCCCAGATTACTAAAGTAACCCATACAGCAAACAAAAATAATTTTCTAAGTTCTATCATAAGAATAATAAAAATCCCTGTAGCATTAAAAATATGCCAGCACCTGCCATGACAAAACTACCCCAGAATAGGGCCATACTAACTGACAGAATACTTGCTGATAATAATACAATACTTAGTTGATATGCTGTTGAGGCATAACCAATCCAGGGTAGTTGACGCTTGTAGTGATCACGCTGTTCTTCAAGCGCCTTGGCCTGTGCCATTAGTGCTGGCTTGCCTTCATCACCTAAGTCGTAACTCTTAGCCTTTTCTGCCCAGGCCTTAGCTTTGGCAGGATCTGTGGATTGCTGTGCGGCAAGTTCATACTGTGTTTGTTTAATGCTTTTTGCTTGATAGAACGCCCACAGGTCGTTAGCCTGGATAGTATTGTTCATTACTTTACTATTTAAGCTACCTTGAAACCACATATTAAAAGCTAGAAGAGCGGCAAAGATGTTAATAACTAATCCTGCTTTACTCTTAATGCGACTACTGCGTTCTTCGTTTGGTGTGCCTTTTTCTTCGTTACGACGAAGTAATTTTACTACTGAATCTGTTACTAGTGCCATTATCCGTTATCTCCATCTGCCCAACGTCTTAAATTTTCTGCATAACGTGTTATGCTGTGATTTGTAAAGAAATTAATATTCTTTTTCTTAAGGCCTACTAAGAATCCACGCCACACATCTTTGGTAACTTGCCAAAATGTTAAAGCACGTAGATGTCCATAGTGATTCATATAGTACATACCACCAAAGTGATAGAATGGCCACAAAGGAACACGTGCTACAATATCAGCATTGTTTACAAAACGGAAGTGTAGTACACCTGTCGCTTCAATACCTTTAACGTAGGCTTTGTTGCCAACACGCGGACTTCCAAAAGTAAACAAAGCCATTGGATTGGGTGTATCTTCTGTACGCTGTAATCTAAATGCTATTAATGTTGCCATAGCAGCACCTAGGCTGTGTCCAGTACACCAAACTTGACGTGTTTTACCGTAGTCGTTGGCTAATTCATGTAAGGTGGGCCAAATATCATCTACTGATTCTCTAAACCCTGCGTGTACCTTACCAACACCTGTTACACTCGGTACAGGAATTGCTTTTAAGTCCGCGGCAATGTCTTTAAACTCTGTAGGTTCGGTACCACGACATACAATAACTAAATCTTCATCGTTAACTAACCAGTACGCCTGACTACCATCATGATCAATAAACGTAGCATCAAATCCTAGGTCCGCGTAGGCATTTACACCATCTCTAGGTTCCAAATAGGCTATTTCACTACACTTAGCCATCAACCAAGCACGTTCTGGGAACGGCAACATATTAATCGCTGTCATAATGAAATCCCCAAAAGAAATCCTACCATAAGTCCTGCTAAACTACCGTAGACAAAAAATAACCATAAATCTCGGTCGTGCCATACAGGCTGTTTCTTCATCCATTCCTGAGTCCATTTTGGCTGACTCTCAAACCAACGTTGAAATTCACTTTTATACATTGTCTGTCTCCCCTGCTGTTGCTCTGGCATAATCCCAAGCAAATTGTTCTTCTGTTGTTAAGGTGTAAACTTTAGTCACTCGAGCAACACGATCGGCTAGATCACGCAATTCACTGCCAAGTACAGCAGTTTTTTTACTGTTTTCTAACGCTCGAGCAATACTATGTAAATCTATAACTATTTGACTATATTCGTTCATGATTAATCTCTACGTGCGTCATTTTTACCGTCGGCACGTGCTATACGGTCTACATCAGGTTTTAAACCTAGTGCATTACTTACAATAGTGTCAATGCGTACTACATCATGATTCATAGTCTTAACACGGTTATCTAGCGCCGTGATAATACCAGCCATGCCTTTAATACTGCCTAACACGCCTTGTAATAGTAATTTGATTGTGAGATAAACGAAATAGCCGCCAGCTAGGGCAACTGCGATAGGAAATCCAAGATCTCCAATGAGTTTGAATACTTGATCCATGTCTTGCTCCTTGATTTTACTTCTTTTTATTATAAAAGTATTTATGGATTCTGCTTGACTTTTTAGGTTCGGGGCAGTATAATATAAATACTCGCACAAGGAGAGTCTAAAATGAAAAAGGTTCTTTTAGCATTACTGCTGACAATAGCCAGCAACACAGCACTAGCACATGGCCCTGGTTACGGATATGGATATTACCGTACAGGCAACGATTGGATTGTACCGTTGGTTGTTGGTGGAGCAGTTGGATATCTGTTGGCACAACCTCGTGTAGTCTATGTACAGCCTCCACCACGTGTTATTACCGTAGAACCAGTATATCAATACATGTGGATTACCGACCCACAGTGTGGTTGTCAAAAACAAGTTTTAATACAAGTTACTAATTAGTTAGTACACGGTATATTTGATCATAGGCTATGTTGCTGTCATCATAGCCTATTTCTTTGAATAAGGTACAACAATTATTCAGCAATTCTTTGGTAATAATGTGCTTAAATGCACCATAAAAGTGATGAAAATTGTACTCTACAATTGGCGCTAGGCGTTCAATTACGCGACTTTTTTCTTCTGCAGATAAGTTACAGTACCAACGTAATTGTTCCGCAACAGCGTCTATTCTAGCATCATTATCCACAATCTTGTCATAACTTTCGTCAATAATACCATCAAAAGTTTTAAATCCATAACTGCGTAAGTACTCTAAATTACCCGGCGCGGCTATGAGCATAAATGGTTGTTTGCTGACTATGGGCTTAAATATTTTCTCTGTTAAGTGTAGTTTATTGTAGTAAAATACTGTTTCAGTAACTACGTTCCAAAGTGCATCTGCTTCGCGTAAAATGTTGGCACTGATACTGCCTGGTAATTCTGCACGATCAATTACCAGTTTAGAAATATCAGTTAAGTAACGTTCACTGTGTTGTCGAGCATGCTCGCTTAGTTTAGTATTAGGATCTGCAACTTCGTCACGCCAATCATCGAACACATTATCAGTTACATTAAAACTAATTTGCCCTTTAGCCAGTAATTTAAGTTCTGCTAATTTGCTGGCCCAATATATTCTATAACTACGGTCGTGTGTAATGATACGATTAAAACTGATAAAGTCGTGATTATAGGGTTTAATTACTGTTTTATCGTAGTTTAGAGCATAGTAACCGCGGTACCAATCCAGCGCAGCAAATCCGTGGAAAAAATAATATAGTTTCTTGGCGTTATATTTTTCTGCGTAATAATCAAATTGCTTGGAATGTTCGCTGGTAACAATTATTTTTTCTCTGTATATTCTACGAGTATCTTCAATGAGATATTCAACTATGTCATCTGGTATTTTTTTAATTTTGTAAGGTGGTGAAAAATTCTTATCAAGTAGTTCTTCTAAGGTATATGAATCAGGAAAAGCAAAAACGTCAAGATAGCGGTTGGCGATATTTTCCAGCATTGGCTCTTGATCGTAAAACATTATTTTTCTTATAACATCCGGGCTTGGATTAAATACATTTAAATCATCAATGGTTATATCTTTGTTTTCTTGCACTACCCCATTGGGACAAAAAAAGACTTCAAAATCTTTAAACAAAGTTGATGATAAAAATTCGTAAACGTGATCAATTTGGAGCATTATGTCAATTCAAAATGTAGGATTTATCGGTATCGGTAAATTAGGTCTTCCCTGTGCCGAAGTCATGGCACGCAAATACTCAGTAACCGGCTATGATATTTACCCACGCACTAGCGATAAGATCGCAATATCTGATACCCTAGAAGACGCTTGTCGAAATAAGGATATTATTTTTGTAGCAGTACAAACGCCACATGATCCTGCATATGACGGTAGTCGTCCAATTACACATTTAGAAAACAAAGATTTTGATTACACTATAGTTAATAACGTGTTAGCAGATATTAATCAATATGTTACACAGGATCAGTTAGTAGTTTTAATCAGTACAGTTTTGCCAGGCACTACCCGACGTGAACTACGTAAAAATATTACCAATGCTCGATTCATTTATAATCCCTACCTAATTGCCATGGGCAGTGTAGAATGGGATATGGTTAATCCCGAAATGGTAATTATTGGCACAGAAGATGGTAGCGAAACAGGCGATGCTAAACTACTGCGTGATTTTTATGCTCCACTGATGCAGAACAATCCGCGCTATGCCATCGGTACCTGGGACGAAGCAGAAGCAATTAAGATTTTCTATAACACATTTATCAGTGCTAAAGTAGGTCTGGTTAATATGATACAAGACGTTGCTATGAAGAATGGCAACATGAACGTAGATGTAGTTACAGATGCACTAATCAATTCAACCATACGTATTGTCAGTGGCAAGTATATGAAAGCGGGCATGGGTGACGCAGGTCCTTGTCATCCACGCGACAATATTGCTCTGCGCTGGCTAGCCGAAGAATTAAACTTGGGCTATGATATATTTAATACTATCATGCACGCTCGTGAAATGCAGGCCAACAATATTGCCTGTTACCTAGTTGACCTACAAGAACGCTACGATCTGCCTATCATTATTCACGGTATGGCTTATAAACCAGATATTGACATGCTAGATGGTAGCTACAGTTTATTAATTGGCAGTTATCTAACAGTACACGGTGCGACGTTTGATTTCTGTGATCCGTTGTTAGGTAGAACTGTTGAAGATAACTATAACGCGGTTGTTCTACTAGCACACAACCGTCAGGTTACTTACGGATATACTGGAGAGTTGCCCGAACAGCAACTATATTTTAAACCTGGTCCAGACAGCGTTATAGTTGACCCTTGGCGTACATTTAAATCTGACGAGTGGGAGGTTATACACTATGGCAATACTCGTGTCTAGGTTTAATATAGAGCCTTTCTGGGATGATGCTTACCGTCATTTAGACTACGCTAAAGAACCATTCAATAATCCCAACGATTCACAGCGTTGGTTAGACATAGGCTTTGCTGATAACTTTGTCGGTGCTATGTGTGATATGCGTAAATCGCAGCCTGTATGGACTGCTGATATTATGGCAAGATTTGAAGTTCAATTGAATTGGAAAGATATTGGGGCTAGCTATTACCGTATGGACCCGGGCACAATATTGCCACTCCATCGGGATACATATAAACGCTACATTGAAATATTTGAATTGGAAAATGATCCTCAGAGTGTATACCGTGCGATTGTATTCTTAGAAGATTGGGCTAGCGGGCATTATCTAGAAGTAGACGGTGAACCTATAACTAAATGGTCGGCAGGTGATGTAGTCACCTGGTGGTATGATACACCACATCTTGCGGCAAACATGGGCACTACACCAAGATACACATTACAAATAACAGGACACATATGATAATAAACAGTAATAACGAATGGGGCAAATTAAGAAGTGTAGTAGTAGGATCAGCAACTCATGCAAACTGGCCCAGCACAGATCCAGTATTTGCGCTTGAAAGTGAAAAAACCCTTTGGAAAGAAACGCCTGTACCCAGTGGGCCTGTGCCACAATGGATAGTTGACGAAGCTAACGAGGACCTAGAAGATTTAGCCAACGTTTTACGTGATCTAGGAGTGGCTGTTTACCGTCCGCACGAAATGAATTTTGTTGAGAAAAGCGGCATGTATAACTACTGCCCGCGTGATAGATTATTAATAGCTGGTAGTCGTGTTGTTGATCCGGTGATGATGTATCCTTGCCGTGACCAAGAAGTATACGCTTTAGATTTTGTCTACCAGTCTGCCAGTGAAGTTTTACACATGCCACGTAACGGAACTATGGTTATGGATGCGGCTAATGTTTGCCGTATGAATGATCGTTGGTTATATCTAGAGAGCCCTAGTGGTAATCGTGCGGCCTATGATTGGCTGTGTCGCCAACTACCTGAAATAGATATTGAACTAGTAAACTTTTATAGTGGTGTACACATTGACAGCACTATTTGCCCACTGCGCGAAGGCTTCGTTGTACTGAATGCTAGCCGCGTTAATCCCAATAACTGTCCTCGAGCATTTGAAGGTTGGACTAAACTTTGGGTACAAGACGTTGTAGCACAGGACTTCTATAAATATCCTTACGCTAGCAAATGGATTGGTATGAATATGTTAAGTATTGATCCGAACACGGTAATTGTAGATCGCGATCAGCATCAATTGATTGAAGACTTAGAACGTGCTCGATTTACAGTAATACCCTTGCAAATGCGTCATGCACGCACATTAGGTGGTGGCTTCCACTGTGTGACCCTTGATTTAGTTAGGGATTAATAAATAAAATAAAAACATGGAAGTCTTATGCCGCATAGTTACGCGACCTACACAAACGCATCTGTAAATGCTCTGAAATTTAATCCTAAGAGTCAAGAAGCCATTGATAAAAAACAAGAGATTCTTTCAGGTATAGCACAGCACTATCAATCTAATCCCACTAGTATACTATTTGTGGGCTTTAGTCCCTTGATAATGGGCGTAACCTACAAACAAGTTTATGTCACGGACATAACCGAAGAAACAAAAAAATTCCTCGATTCTAGCGACATTAAATACACATATATTGAGGATAAAGAATTACCAAATTATCGTAAACAATTTAGTTGGGTAGTAGCCGGCGACGAGTATTTTACTTTTGCTAAAACTGAAGAAGAACAGCGTAACAGTGTTGTTGCCATGGCTAGTCTGGCTAAAAATTTAATTGTAACAACCTTGCGTGACTATAAAAATCAGAACTTTAAAGAGCGCGAATTTAGTCAGCCCTTGGCAGTTTACAATCATAAAGATAGTTTGTTATTCTTAGAATATCACCACTATGACTACAGTGATAAAAATGCCTGGGAAACTGTGGTGTATGAATTAAATGGACCTAACGCAACTATGTATGGACCGTTCGCTAGACGTAGTATGTTTTTCAAGCAAATGGCAAAATTTAGTTTGGATGCCGGTGCTAAAGAGTTTTACGTACATAAGAATTTAATGTACAAAAGTCTCATAAAGAAGAATTATGAGCATGTAATATCAATTAGTTTGTAGTATAACATTTAGTTTTTCGATGAAAATATGGATATCAATCAACAATTACAACCCGTAATCTCTACGCTTATTGCCGGTGTTAATCAGGTAATCGAAGCAGAAATAAAAAAACGTTTGCATGAACTGGATATTAACGGCATAGTTAATACCATAGTCAAACAGAACCTCAGCGAACTAATCAAAATACAAGACTTTCCAGAACATAGCATTCCGCATTCTAGTATTATCTTTGATAACTTTATCTTAACTGGTAACAGCATCAAGGGTGGTATCATTGAAAACTTTGGTAGTACAGGTATTGAGGACCGCGCTACTCGAGTGCAAATGACTATCATGGATCGCGGCATAGCATTTGAAAATACACTGTATGCACCCAGCGGCGAATTCAAAGGAACAGTTACCGTTGATGGTGATCTTATAGTCAAAGGCGAAGTGCCAACTAACAGTAATTTATTTGTAAAACTAGTTGAACATAGCACGGCCAAAGTCAAAGACTCAATCAATGAATCCTTATTTGAAGGTTTCAGTACAGTTATTCACAAGACAATAGTTGACAATGGAATAGACCTTGGTCGGATTACCATGAACGGCAAAGAGGTAATCACAGGTAATCAACTAGGATATCATATTGTTGATAGTAATCTACAACGTGTTGGTGTGTTAAACGATCTACAGACGTCCGGAGAAAATCTACTCAGCGAAACGCTATATGTAACACAAAGACGTGTTGGTGTGAATACTATAGACCCAAGCAGTGCTTTTGTAGTCTGGGACGAAGAAGTTGAAATGATAGTAGCCAAACGTAAATCCGACACAGGCTACATTGGCACTACGAGACATCAACCAGTGGTAATTGGTAGTAACAACAAAGAAAATATCTATCTTAACACTGACGGCGGTGTTGAAATTGAAAATCTAAGTGTTGGTAATGTACCAATGAGTTCTGCCGCAGTCGTGCCTAACTATGAAGGTATAACTGGGGAGATAGTCTGGAACGAAGCTCCGGCACCTGGTAGTAATATTGGCTGGGTCTGCGTAGGCGGTACACGTTGGGCAGAGTTTGGCGCAATTAAATGATAACCCAAGAATCTGTAACTCACAAACTATTGACATGGATGGAAGAGTTTGTTGAACAACCTCATCCAAGTCTTGGCGGTTGGCCCCCTTGTCCATATGCACGCCAAGCAAGACTAAGCAATAACATATTAATTAAACAAGGCACAGATCCATACTATGATGGTATGAGCCTACTAACCTATGATTGGTCTAAAGAAGCAGTGGTATTTTGGTATGAATCTTTTGACCCTAACATATTTGTAACTATGGTTAACAATGCCAATGAAAAATTGTTACCTAAAAACATTGTCATACTTGAAGACCATCCCAACACAGAAGAAATTACCAGTGGTGTACGTATGAACTTTGGCTACTGTCCTATTATAGTTTGTCAACAGTTAGACAAACTTAACGCAGCCGGTGAACAATTAAAAGCCAAAGGATACTACGATACCTGGAGCCAGGAAGATTTGGATAAGATTGTAACATGGCGACACAAATGAAATTTGCTAGGATAAATCTTAGTGAAACCAATTATAGTATTAAAGATAATTGGTCATACGTTCGCGGCATCGATCTATATCCAACTCTCCATCAAATTTATAGACAGTACTGCAACTATAAAAAGTTTGACAGTGTAATGCCATTATTTGATAATCAATTTCACGATCCATTAACTGACATTATTGGCTATTATTTTAATAGTCAACTTGTGGCATTTAGTCTTGTTAAAACTTATGATAAAGAAAATGCCGAAGCACTACAGTTTGCCTGGGACTATGTTGACCCTGAACTGCGACTAGGAATCGAAAGTTTAAAAAACGAATGTGCTGTATACAAAGCTCGAGGTTTTCGTTATTTGTATCTGGGATCAGCTGACGAGTATAAAAGTGAATTAGATGGATACGAAATATTAGGACCACTACAATGAAATTAAGTGTACATCAACCGTGGGATCCGTTAAAACTCTGTATTGTCGGTCGTACCTACAGTCCTGAATTTTATCAGTTTATTACAGATCCGCGTGCTAGATCTGTTATGGAACGTATAGCTAGCGAATGTGAAGAAGACTATCAAAAATTAATTTCTTTGCTTGAGTCGTTTAATGTTGAAGTGGTACGTCCTGAATTATCCGATGATTACACACAGTACCAAAATCCTAATGGACAACTAGCACCGCCACCAATGTGCCCAAGAGATTACCTGGCAATGATCGGGGAAGATTTTTATGTCGAAACTAATCAGATTCTGGTTTCTTGGGATTATCTTAAAGGGTGGACCTGGCCAGATAAACCAACGTTGGCCAAAGATATACCATTAGAAATACAGCAAGACTGTGCTACGTTGAACGTACACGATCTACACGATCGCAGACAAGAATATCAAACAATTATTGATCGAGTATCTGCATCCAACCGTGTAATTTTTAACAAGGATAAAAATCTAAATACCGCAATGATTGCACGTGTAGGAAAAGATCTTTATTTTGGTACCGAGTCTTTAAAAGATAACCTAGTCGAACTTCAAAAGAAATACCAAGGATACTTCCCTGACTATCGTTGTCACATGGTTAATACCGGAGGACACCTCGATGGAACTTTTGCTGTGGTCGCTCCAGGCCTAGTAATAAGTTCTCAGGAAATACATAATTTTCATGAATTATTTCCGGACTGGGAAATTGTATATGTTCCTTATAGCCAATTAGGGACGGTACAGGGATTTAGTCGCATTAAACAGCAAAATGCTGGCAAGTGGTGGGTGCCTGGCGAAGAAGAGAACACAGCATTTACAGAATTTGTCAGCTGCTGGATTAACAACTGGGTAGGCTACGTTGAAGAAACATTATTTGATGTAAACTTGTTGGTAATTGATCCTAAAAATGTAGCAGTAAGTGGACACAACGAAACGGTATTTCGCGCACTAGACCGTTATGGAATCACTCCACATATAGTCAACTTTAGGCATAGATTTTTCTGGGATGGCGGTCTGCACTGTATAACCAGCGACCTGCATCGAGAAGGTACACTAAACAACTACTTTCCAAAACGAGGTTGACACAATCATAATATGCTGTTATAATTACAGCATGACTTATACATCTCAACTACAACGCATCGGTTTTGCCTGCAAGTGGATTGACACCCCTGAACAGGTCAATGGTATCAAACCTAAAGATCCAGCTAAAGTCTATAATACTGGTGCCACCACGGTGGCCTGGTTAAATAGACAGACACGTGATGTTGCTGAACAAAAACTATGGGACCTAATGGTTGAGAACATAGAAGCCACACGTAAACTTATTGAAAGAGTCGGTGCCTTAGATGAATCCCTTAGAATGGTTCGCTTATCAAGCGATATACTACCAGTTTATACAGAACGTACTTGGAGTTACTTTTGGCGTCAGCCTGACGTTATTGTTTATCTTGAACGTCACTTGGGCGAGGTGGGTCAGCTTTGTCGTAGCCTTGGCGTCCGCGTATCTTTTCATCCTGGTCAATTCACAGTTCTTGCAAGCGATAACCCGGATATTGTTCACAGAAGTATAGAAGAGTTTGAGTATCATGCCGATATGATACGCTATATGGGATTTGGTCAACAGTTCCAAGACTTCAAGTGTAATGTACACATCGCAGGCCGTAGAGGCGCACAGGGCATACGTGATGTCTATCCACTACTATCACCCGAAGCACGTAATACTATTACTATCGAAAACGAGGAAATGAAACATGGACTTGTGGATTGCCTTGAGCTTTACGACATTTTGCCTATTGTTCTTGATATACACCATCATTGGGTCCGAGAAGGAGAATATATCAGCTGTGTTGACGACAGAGTTAAGAAAGTTATTGAAAGTTGGCGTGGCGTGCGTCCTGTTTGTCATTACAGCGTATCTCGTGAAGACGTATTGGTTGGGCACGATACTAACACTGCTCCTAACTACGCCCAGCTCTTAGAGTCAGGTCATAAAAAATCACACCTAAGAGCACACAGTGACTTTTACTGGAATGATGCCGTTAACGACTGGGCATTGACCTTTAGCAAGAACTTTGACATCATGTGCGAGAGCAAGGCTAAGAATCTTGCTAGTTTTGCCTTGTATGAGCGAGCCAAAGCCACGGGGGTATTATGATGGGCGCAAGTTACGCCGGAGCACCGTTTACTATTGTCAAAGACAATAGAATGGTTTGGACAGAACGATTCACTTGGACACCAAAACGTAGTTTTATGTCCAACGATCGCATATGGTTTACCAAAGCCTGGTACGGATATAGATATGTATATGGTCCAGCTGGCGAAAGCCCTGTAAAAATTGAGCAGTGGCTAACTGACGAAGAATATATGTGGTACTGTTTAAGTGGACAATAAAAAAGCACCCTAAGGTGCTTTTTTGTTACTTCTTAGTTTTAGCTTTAGGTTTAGCTTTTGGTTTTGCCGCAGGAGGTGCTGGCGGCTTTTTACTATTAGGATTAGGCTTCTTAACATTTGCACGTTGTTTGCCTTCTGTTACAGCAGGTTTAGCTTTTTTGGCTGGAGCCTTACCATCCTTCCATGCTTCGTTTACATTTGGAGTTGACGGATCGTCGGCTACAAATTTACCTTTAGCATCTTTAGCACGCTCTGGTTTAGTTTCCGCCACCGGAGCAGGTGCTGTTGGTGGTTCAATTTTGTAAGGTGCCTGCGGTGTTAAGATTTCTTGAACAGTTTCTTTAGCACCAAATCCTAATAAGTTTTTGAAAAAATTAAACATTGAAAATCTCCTTAACACATATATTTAACGGACGCAATTTAGACATAAAAATTTTTACTTGACATTTTGGTAAAATTTGTGTATAATGCTACTCATAAACTGTTAAACAAGGAGCCAATTATGGGTTTAGATATGTATGCTTATGTTGCCGCACGTACGGGACAATATGGCGAATTTTGGGAAGGCGGTGACTTTGACAAAGAGTCTGGTGATTACACTAACCCGAAAGTAACTAAACCTATCGAAATTGCCTACTGGCGCAAGCACCCAAACCTACACGGTTGGATGGAACAACTATGGGTAGAGAAGGGCAAGCCTATGCTTAAGGATGATTATCCAGAGTTTAACGGTGTGGAACTTGAATTGACACGTGAGGACATTGACAGTTAGAACAGGATCTTCTAGCACAAGATTTGCCCTACACTACCGGCTTCTTCTTTGGTGATCCTAGCGACGAATATTATCGTCAGCAAGACTTAGAGTTTGTTAAAGAAGCACGTGCTCAACTGTTCTTAGGATTAAAGGTATTTTATAATAGTTCATGGTAAAAATAGACATCAACACGCCCAATAATATTATCCTGTTCAAACGTATGAACCAAAGGATCATTGACAATTATAGACTCCACTTGGGCAATGATATACCTGATATGCAGCAACATAGGGAATTGTTTGAGAAGGCATATGATGTTAAAATACATCATGAAAATTGGGGTAGTTGGACTCATATGGAGTTTACCAGTCAAGAAGCATACACAATGGCATTACTAAAATGGATGTAAAATAATGTTAACTGATTTTGAAGTAAGAAATATTGCGTGGGTACGTGCTAATCGTGGAAGACGAGTATTCCATGCCAACGTTACTAACAGTAAAAAGATTGGGCGTTACATCAAGGACTTTCCTGTAGTGCTTGAGTTAGAACGTGGTACTAAAACTGCGGTTATGAATGCTTGCCGCAAGTACCTAGGCCGCAGTTACTTGTATATGGTAGACTATAGAATCTACGTACACAAAGAGGGTACCTGGATTTATTATGATGGTAAATTGTACTTGAAAAACCCAGCAGATGAAGGTATTATTACCATGGCTTTATTAAGCAAATAAAGGAGAAACAATGCTATACACCAATGAAGATATGCCCGCACTTATTGAAGAAGTAAAGGGCTATATTATAGCCGCAGGGCAAGACCCGGACAAATTTGAATTTGACATTATCGAAGACCCAAAGTATCCAGCCTTACGTGTAGCAGTCTACACAGACAACGGTGGTTTTATGGTACGCTTGTATGGCACTAACGATATGGCTACATTCCATAAGAGCATGAAGGAACTTTTTGGTTGACATTTTGGTTAGATTGTGCTATAATAGACCTATGAAAAATGATAAATTGAATTGGTATTTGGAATGGACGGCTACGGCAATCCTTATTTTTGGTACAGCAGTTAACAGTCTAGGCTACTACCCAGCGGGACCAATCTTGTTATGTTTGGGCGGTGTTGTTTGGTTTGTAGTAGCCCTACGCTGGCGCAAACTTAGCCTAATGGTAGTTAATGGTGTTATGCTGTTAACTGGTGTAAGCGGCCTACTATGGAAGTATTTCTCATGACAGAATTAGAAATGATACGTGCGGCTCTATCAGAAGCACATGAACTCGGACGTATTCTAGCATTAAATCCGCAGTTGTCTGACGAGTACAAGACTCGCAGTGAAAAAAGTGTGCGCACCCTGCTAAGTCTGCTATATACTAGACTACAGGAAGTGGACACACCACAGGAAAAATTACCCGCAAACATAAAGAGTGATTACTAATGAAAGAACTTGTATTAAACGACGATTGGCAGTATAACAATGAAGAAGAGGCTGAAATGGGCCAACTTCATGCTATCCATAACAACATGAATGCTGTAGCTGACGTGCGCCGTAAGTTACTGGAACAAGCTGCACAACCTAGCGCAGAGTTCTGTGAAGAGTGCGGTGATGAAATCCCAGAAGCTAGACGCAAGGCTGTACCAGGTGTACAGTTCTGCGTATTCTGTCAAGAAAAACATGAGCGTAGATAATATTTGTTTTCATCCATGGGTAGGATTAGATATTGGTCCCCAAGGTGAGTTTAAGCCTTGTTGTAAATATCAAAACAGTATTGCCAATAACATTGATGATTACTACAACAGCAAAGAATTAGCTGATCTTAAAGATGCTTTCTCACGAGGAGAACGGCCAACTGGTTGTCAGCGTTGTTGGAGTGATGAGGATGCCGGTCATCCTAGCAAACGTTTAGATGACTGGAAATATATTTTTAATGAAACAGTTCCTAACACAGACAAACTAAAAGTTTTAATGTTTGCCTTTGGTAATAGTTGTAATTTAGCCTGTCGAACCTGTAACAGTTATTCGTCGTCAACTTGGATCATTGAATCGAGAAAAGTTATCGATTTATTCCCAGACTCTAAGATATATAAGCACCAGAGATTTTATCAAGACATCTATTTACTCGATCGTTTAAAGTCTTTAGGATCAGACATCACCGAGCTGTATTTTCATGGTGGCGAACCATTCATTGCTGGCACTGCTGAACACTTAGATTTTTTAAAATATTTCCTTACTCAACGGCCTGAAAATATAACTTTGCATTACATGACAAATGTCACAATATTTCCTCAGCAAGAATTTTGGGATATTTGGAAACAATTTAAAAAAGTTAACATACAGTTGAGCATTGACGGTATTGGTTCACATTTTGAATATACTCGTTGGCCTGCGAAATGGACCGACGTTGAATTAAATATCAATCAATATAAACAGTATTCAGGCGACAATATAAAATTATCAGTGGGACACGTGATTAGTATTTTTACAGTCTACTATCTGCCAGAATTTTATAAATGGCTATTACAAAATAAATTTGTTGATCCGTTTATTAGTCTGCTAGCAGACCCTGAAATCTATAATATTAAAACTTTACCCAAAGATGTTAAAGATCGTGTTGCTGAAAAATTGACAAAATATAAGTTTGACACTATAATACAGTATATGTATTCTGAAGATTTAAGCGGTACATTTGGTCAAACCGCAGAGTATACAAGAATATTGGATCAACAGAGAAATCAAAATTTTGAAAACACTTTTCCAGAATTTAATCAATTATTAAAGGAATCAGGATGCCAAATTTAGTACCAATGGTTTTAGAGCGTACATCAGAAGGTGAACGCAGTTATGATATCTACAGTCGATTGCTCAAAGACCGTATTGTCATGCTAGACACTGAAGTTAGTGAACATTCAGCCAGTCTGCTAGTAGCACAGTTGCTATTTTTAGAAGCAGAAAATCCAGAACAGGATATTTTGTTTTACATTAACAGCCCAGGCGGTAGTGTTACTGCTGGTCTAGCAATTTATGACACTATGCAGTTTATCAAACCAGACGTGCGTACTATTGTAATTGGACAGGCTGCCAGTATGGGCAGTTTTCTAGCACAAGCCGGTGCACCAGGTAAACGTTATGTGTTACCCGAATCGCGTACAATGATTCACCGTGTGAGCTCGGGCACACGCGGCACAGGCGGTAGCGTGTATGTACAGGAATTAGAGTTTGAAGATGCACGTCGACACTTAGAAGAAAGCAAACGTTTAAATCAACGTCTGACAGAGTTGTATGTTAAGCACAACTCTAAAGGCAAGGCCTATGATGAACTTGCCGAGGCAATGAAGTTTGATACCTTTTTATCAGCTGAACAGGCAGTTGAATATGGCCTAGCGGATGAAATCATTACCAAACGCTAACGTCTTTTGTAATACACCATGGTACGAGGCTCACATCTATTGGGATGGGAGTCTCGGTATCTGCTGTCAGGAAAGTTTTAAACTCAGCGAAGATCCTCAATATAATATCCGAAACATGACTCTAGCCGAGTGGTTTAACAGCGAGCCTGTTAGAAAGCTTCGGTTGGGTATTTTAGGCAACGACGGCTTACCTATTTGTAATCGTTGTTACCAAGAAGAAACACACAGTGGCACTAGCCGTAGACACCGTAGCAATCAAAAAAGTGTAATCTTTACCAAGCAGGCATTTGCGGAAAGTTTTGATCAAAGCCCAGGTTACGAACACTTTATGTTCAGCAAAGGTATGGATGGACTTACTACAACCATGCCCATTGATCTGCATATTGATTTAGGTAATCACTGTAATTTAGCCTGCAAGATGTGTTGGCCAGGTGCTAGCACACGTATTGCTAGCCAATGGGTTAAATGGGGACTTCCTGCTGAACAATATCTTGGCGTAGACTGGACCAAAGATGAACAGGTCTGGCGCAGGTTTATGGGCGAACTGGTTGCCATACCTAAACTTAAGAACATACATTTTATGGGCGGCGAAACACTGTTAAGTCCTAGACTAGAGCAACTAATAGATCACATGATCACGCATAAAAGATTTGATGTTTGTTTTAGTTTTGTCACTAACGGAACAGTGTATAAGCCGGACTTAATTGAAAAGCTCAAACTGTTTGGGCGGGTAGGCATTGAAATCAGTATAGAAACAACTACTCGGCACAATGATTATATACGGCAAGGATCTCGGGTTGAAGAAGTCATTGAAAATATCCAACGTTATAAACAGCTATGCGACGGGTCCAAGGTTAGTCTTACTCTACGTCCTGCTATCAGCGCATTATCTATTGGATACTATCATACACTACTACAATTTTGTTTAGATGAACAACTATTAATCAAGAGCTTGATAGTGAGAGATCCGCGGTATCTAGAACCATCAGTACTGTCGCATAAAATACGCGAGCATTACATACTACCTTACTTAAAAATGTTAAATTCTCTAGGCGATGTTGATACTATTACAGATTACAACGAAAGTGACCCAAACAATTATCTTCGGGTAGTTAAACAACAGGTAGAACAGGTAATAAATCTACTTAGAGAAAGTCCCAAATCTTACGCTACCGCGGAACTATTACATTGGTGTCAGCGTTGGGACAAAGAGTTTGGTTTTGACATGTTTGAACTCTATCCAGAATTTAAGGATCTAAAATGAGAACCTATGCTGTTAGAGTAAGTGTCTTATTAGAGCCTGTAGGAACTCCTGACGTTGCAATTACCTGTGGAGGCGAGATTGTCGAAGTTATACTTTCTGAACCAACTTGGTTTGACTTTTCCTACACGCAGGATGCAGGGCCTAGTCAGTTGACTGTTGAACATAGAAATCGTCAGGATTATGTTACTGCTGTAATAGTCAAGACAGTTAAACTAAATGACATAGAGAATTCTCAGAACATCTATCAGGGCATGTATTATCCTAATAACATGGATGCAAAATCCACAAACTATGTAGATTGGAATGGCACTTGGGTGTTAGATTTTACTGTGCCAGTGTATACCTGGCTACACAAAACACAAAATCTAGGCTGGATTTATGACTAAATTGGTTGACATTTTGGTTAAATGGCTGTATAATTGTTTTTGTAATTTAGTATTTTTAACACAACTCGGAGAGCATTATGGCACAATTAGGCAAACTGGTAAAAGTAAACGATTCATTTAGTGTCTATCGTTATGACAACGGCTGGATGGTTGAAGTCAGTGGTAACGATAAAAAGGACGATTGGAAAACTGTTAAAGTTGTCTGTAACACAGAAGATGACTTAATAGCTCTAATCAAAGAATATAACTCAATGGATTTAAATTAATAGGAGACAACATGGACTTGTTTAAGGTAGGTGGTGTATCAACTCACAATGGCAAAACTAAAGTTCGATTTGCTAACGATTTAGTCAGTCGTGTTAAGATGCTGGTCAAAGGCAATCACCAAGACATTAATTTAATGGAGTTGCCTGCGGCAATGACCAAGGGCGAAGTAGTTAAACATCTTAAGACCACAGATCTTATGAATACACCTAAGTTTGCTGATGCTATTACCACAGCAGATGAAAAGTACAATACAGTTAAGTTCTCTAAGAAGCCTGAAATTAGCCTTGATGCTATCAAGGCTAGAGCCGGTATAGAAGCCTAACGCAAAGCCCCGCAAGGGGCTTTTTTGTTATATAGATATAAAAACAAAATATTAAACTGTTACAAATTATTTACAAATCAATAGTTAAATACTATTAGCGATCCCGATATCTGATCTTGTCTCTTATCCCGACCGCTACTAACTAAGGAAAAACATATGAAATTGATCCTAGCTTTAGTAGCAGCGTTACTCTCTTTAACTGCTACCGCGGCAGACTACAGCGAACACAAAGAGTTATTCATGGCTAATCAAGCCGGTGGTGATGTTGTCTTGACATTAGAACCCTGTGCTATAGAAGAAGCTAAAAAATTAGGCTTTGAAAACAGAACCTATGCCACAGTGGCAGGCGGTAAAATTATTGAAGAAGGTTGCTGGATCGCACCCAGCGTTAATGGCGCACCTAATGTACCCGGCGTGACAATTATACCTCTAGTCAATGTTTGGTATAGCGGTATCATCCTGCCGTTTGAACAGAATATGTTTGAACCACAGGCGCATACTGTAGCACTTAAGGACCCGATTTAAAATGAGAACGTTATTGTTTATTGCTGCCCTAGCTCTCTCAACTGCGGCACAGGCAGAAACATATCTTGTCTATCATGTTAGTCAACATGCTCGTATAGTCCTAAGCAAACGGGCCTGTGTAGTTCCAACGCTACAAGGTCTTGCGGCTTCTATACAAAACACCAAGGGGCAGTATATCCAAGGCTGTTGGCATGTTGATCGTAACAATAGCGATCACATACGTATCGATTGGAACAATCCTGCGGCACCTGGCGACTTTAGTGTAATTGAAGCAAACAAGTTTACTCCAGTTGACCAATAATTAGTTCTGCTATAAGCTAAATAAAAAGATTTAGGTCTTTACATTAGGAGAGCTTATGACAGAATCGCACAAAAGAACCATAGTAAGAGCCATTAGCTGGCGCATTGTGGCCACACTGGTCACAGCCGCATACACAGGCATTAGTGGCGCAATCATTATCAACGTATGGATGACCCTAGCACACTACATTCACGAGCGTGCTTGGCTTCGTTGTGATTGGGGTAAAGTAGCAAAATAAGGTATGCTGATCAGTATATACTGACCTACATACTCCAGCATACGATTTTTGGCCTCAATCGTGTATAATTATTAGTAAGCAAAGTGTTTTTTAAGAGGAGAAATTAAATGAAAGCACAAAGTTTACTATTAGCCGTTCTATTTACATCCGGTCTTGCTCTAGCAGATCATCATGACACAGCAAAACAAGATGGCGTGGCAAATCCTAAGAACGTTAGTCAACATAATCTATCACGCCGCCCATACTCAGCACCGGTGGCTAATAAAGCAGATCAAGCTGAAGACAGTGTAGACGATATGGTTGAATCTGAATCAGAAAAAACCTACAAAAAAATTCAACTACATAACTTAGGCCGTAGACCCTACGCTGAAAAATAACGGTTGACCGATAAACTGTTATGTAGTACAATTAGCAATAAATATTCACATGAACGGTGAATATAGATTAAACAATTTAGGTGAATTGGAGGTGTATCGTGAAGGTTATTGGCAACCAGCATAACATATTTTGGTACCATAAACTTGGCTGTACCTGCCCAATTTGTAGTGTATGATTAAGTTTATTAAACGATTATTTCAAGGTAAGGACTATGTAGGTTATAGACCTTATTGGTTTAAACAGCGTAAACACTAAGGTAAGGACTTCAAGACGGCGGTTCGATTCCGCCCAGGTCCACCAAAAGGTATCTTATGGAATATATTTGGATAACAGTATTTGTTTCAATTCATATTTGGGCATTATTAAAATATGAATCAGATGAAAAAATAGACCAAATGTGGCAAGATAATTTTTGATGGGCCTGACCAGGTTTCGATTGGGGTAGATAGAATAAGTGCGCTCGAGAGTCGACTGACGTAATCAGCGAAAAACTAGTAAATGCAAAAGCAAATACTTCTAACGTAGTCAAAGTATCTATGGGCCGTGGCTTCCGCTTCGGTACTCGTAATACTGAGGCTTTAGCAGCTTAGTACTGCCGTTCGGGGCAGTTATGCCTTGTTACCCAAAATAACCAAACCCGCTTCGGCGGGTTTGCTACCTTTATAAAGAGGTTGACAAATACACTAAATCGTGTATAATTATAATTGTAGATGAAACATTCTACACTTTATTGACGGTGCATTGTGCATCATTTAACATAAGGAGAAGTAATATGGCTAAACGCCTCACACGTAAACTTACGGACGTTGTCGCTGAAGTTGAACAACAACTTAAGGCACACTACAACGTAACTCAAAAAGAATTAGACAGTTGGCGCAAACGTGCTATGTCTAGCCCACATCAATTCCCAGAAAGTAAAATGGTTGCTATTGAAGAGCTTTATATTGACTATGAAGTTCAACGTGATGTTTTACACAAACACATTATCAATATTATGAAGAAGTGGGATCCTCGTATTTGTAGTCCTGTTAGTGCTTGTCGTCTTACAGGCAAAGAGCACAGTGATACATATGATGGGCAACACAGAACTATCAGCGCCGCTATACTAGGCTATGTAGAAATTCCTGGTGCAGTTGTAAACACCGATGATCCAAACTTTGCTAGTTATGCGTTTGAACAGTTAAATGACACAGGTGTTAAACGTTTGAATCCAGGTGACCTACATCGTAACGCCTTGGTACGTTATAAGAATGGTAGCCGTGATATTAAAAACGTTCGTGCTCGCACTTTACAGGATCAATTTGACGCACTGGAAATTGACCTACAAGATAAAAATGCACGTGGCAGTGATACCCTGTGTGGTGACAATGAGTATTTCTTTAGTCACTTTAAGTATGCTCAAAAAGGTGTAGAAATTGATGAGTCGGGCAAAGTTCTCTATAATATCCTAAAGGCAATTAGAGATACTTTCCCAAAACAAGAAGAAATTGATCAAGGTGTTTTTATTGGACTTTGGGAACTACAACGTTTAGCCAGTACTAATCCAAATGTTAAGTTGCCCGATGGTTGGATGGAATCTGTGCTTAAAACAATTAAGACAGTTTTCAAAGGTTCGCACCTAGTACACTCTAAAGCCAAAATACAATGGGAACATAGTCATCCAGGTGCAGGCTGGACTGCTCCAACAGCAATGAGTAACTTTATACGTGAAATTTATATGTATGCCGGTGGTGATATCAACTTGCCATATCATGGTGATGGTAGTAAGGTTGGTATTATTGATAACAATCCAGCACCAGGATTATTTCCTGAGAAAGTTGAGTCATAATGTTGCAAGAATCTTTAGAAAAGTTTATTGCACCAATCTATGGTAAAACACAGCGCAGTACTGATACTTACAAAACTGTAGCAGCACACTGTTCTCGTCATATCCAGCGTTTAGTTGAAGAGTATTCACAGGTTGAAAACGATCAACAGTTGTTACGTGAAATACGTAACGACATTGACTACTACCTACGTAGATATCACGAGTACTGTATTCAACAGCGTGATGGTATGAAAGCACACTACCACGAAGTTGGTGCCGATGAAGACTGTGACTTTGAGCATTTGATTCCAGCGGCACGTATTCGTGACCTACTGTTAGCTGATGCTATTACTGTAGAGCAGGCACTCAATGCTCCTACTGTACGTTTGAGTCGCAGTAAACATCACGCATTAAAAGACGCCGGCTGGGCTAGTAAGACACCAGACATGTGGAGACCATTCCGCCGTTACACTAACGTGTTTACAGCAGAATATCAAACACACGATGGTACAGCAATAGACCCTGAAACCTGGACCTTGGAACAGCATTATAATTATTTTAAACATTTGGTTATCTAATCGTTGACTAAATAATTCTGCTAGCTTATACTATATTATTGAGTATAGGCTAGCAGTTTTTCGTGCCTATCGGGCGAAATATAAAAATTTTATTTGCTTAACTAAGGAGTAAAAAATGAAGTTAAATCCCATACATGACCGTGTGGTCATTCGACGTATCGAAGCCGATACACAATCTGCTGGGGGTATCATAATCCCAGATACAGCCACAGAAAAACCCGATCAAGGAATCGTCTTAGCAGTAGGACAAGGTCGCCGTACCGAAGATGGTGTACTGGTGCCTATGACTCTTAAAGTTGACGATCGAGTATTGTTTGGCAAGTTTGCAGGACAACAAGTTAAGATTCAAGGTGAAGAACTACTGATTCTTCGCGAAGAAGATATTTTTGCAGTAATTGAGGAGGTTTAAGATATGGCAGCTAAAGACGTACAGTTTGGCGAGAACGCTCGCAGTAAGATGATTGAGGGAGTAAACACCCTTGCAAATGCAGTCAAAGTAACACTCGGTCCTAAAGGTCGTAATGTTATTATTCAAAAGAGCTATGGTGCACCACACGTAACCAAAGACGGTGTAACTGTAGCTAAAGAAATTGAATTAAAAGACCACCTACAAAACATTGGTGCGCAAATGGTGCGTGAAGTTGCGGCCAAAACAGCGGACCAAGCAGGTGACGGTACTACTACTGCTACAGTATTGGCTCAGGCTATTGTCCGTGAGGGTAACAAGGCTGTAGCCGCTGGTATGAATCCAATGGACCTAAAACGTGGTATTGATCACGCTGTTTCTAAGATTGTAGAAGAACTAGCTAAAATCTCAGTTCCTTGTGCTACCACACAGGCCATTGAGCAAGTAGGTACTATTTCAGCAAACAGCGACAACACAATTGGTAAGATCATTGCTGAAGCCATGGAACGTGTAGGACGTGAGGGTGTTATCACTGTTGAAGATGGTAAAGGTCTTGACATGGAATTAGAAGTTGTAGAGGGCATGCAATTTGATCGTGGTTTTTTAAGCCCCTACTTTATTAATAATCCAGCTAAACAAAATGTTATTTTAGAAAATCCAAGCATCTTGTTGTACAACAAAAAGATTGCTAATATCAAAGACATCTTGCCTGTGCTAGAACAAGTACGTGGCGCTGGTAAATCCCTGTTAATTGTCTGTGAGGAACTAGAAGGTGAAGCACTAGCTACCCTGGTTATCAACAACATGAAGGGTGTTATCCGTGCCGCCGCAGTTAAGGCTCCTGGATTTGGTGATCGTCGTCAAGCCATGCTAGAAGATATTGCGGTATTAACCGGTGGTAAAGTTGTAGCAGATGAACTAGGCTTGAAGTTAGACGCTGTTAAACTTGCTGACCTGGGTAGTGCAGCTCGTGTTGAGATTGACAAGGACAACACTATCATTATCGATGGTGCTGGTAGTAAAGAAGCCATTGATGAGCGTGTGGCAAGTATCCGCACACAAATTGATCTGGCTACCAGCGACTATGATAAAGAAAAACTTCAAGAGCGTGTAGCTAAACTAGCCGGTGGAGTAGCTGTGATTAAAGTTGGTGCGGCGACAGAAGTTGAAATGAAAGAGAAGAAAGACCGTGTTGATGATGCACTACATGCCACACGTGCCGCAGTAGAAGAAGGTATTGTGCCGGGCGGCGGAACTGCTTTAATTCGTGCTAAACAAGCAATTAAAAATCTAACAATTGGTCAGCGTGATCAAGATGTTGGTGTTAGCATTGTTTTAAACGCCATTGAATCGCCACTACGTAGTATTGTAGAAAACGCAGGTGGTGAAGCTAGTGTTGTAGTTAACGAAGTAGCTCGTGGCGCTGGTAACTATGGCTATAATGCAGCTAATGATACCTACGGTGATTTGTTAGAGCAAGGTGTAGTTGACCCTACTAAGGTAACACGTTGCGCACTACAAAATGCCGCTAGTGTTGCTGGATTGTTAATTACTTCTGACTGCGCAATCTACGAATTGCCCAAGGAAGATAAGGCAGATCCAATGGCAGGTATGCACGGTATGATGTAATTAACTACGTAGTTAATTCCATATCTTACAATAGCAGGACTAAGTCCTGCTATTTTTTTGGCCTGCATAAATACAATAAAGCTATTAGGGAGATATGGAACAATGGCTAACAAAAACTTTGTAGTCCATAATGGACTTACAGTCGGCCTTTTAACAATCGACGCCACAACCGGCGACATCAATACCCCAGGTAACGTTAATATATCAGGTAGCGTTGGCGTAAGTCAAATTGCTAAGAATGATAGCAGTATTGCTATCAATGATAGCGGTCTAGGTTCATCTGTCGTAATTAAAATTGATAACAGTACAGAACACACAGTTGATGCTGATGGTGTAAATCTTGCCTCTGGTAACAGATTTGCTATTGCAGGTGTTGAAGTTTTAAATGGAACTGGACTTGGTAGTGCTGTAGTAAACAGCAGTTTGACCACAGTTGGTAATTTAACAGCATTAAGCGTAGCCGGCGATACTAATATATACGGCAACCTAACAGTACAAGGGTTAAGTACACTAAATGGTGGTACATTAACCATTGGTGATGCAAACACTGACAATGTTGTATTTGGCGCAGAAATTAACAGTAATGTAGTACCAAATACCGATAACGCCTACAGTTTAGGCAGTTCATCTCAAAAATGGGCTAACGTTATTGCAACAAATTTAACTGGCACGTTACAAACTGCAAGCCAAACAAACATCACTACAGTTGGTAATTTAACAGCATTAAGTGTAGCCGGTAGTGCTACCGTATTTGGTAATTTAACTGTACAAGGATTAAGCACACTAAACGGTGGTACATTAACCTTAGGTGATGCAAACACTGATAACGTTGTGTTTGGTGCAGATGTTAATAGTAATGTTCGACCAAACACAGATAATACATACGGTTTAGGAACTGGTAGTAATCGTTGGGCAGATTTATATTCTGTCAAGGTTACTGCTAACGTGGTTACTATTGCTGGTGCAACAGCGGCCACTACAGATGACGCAACAGCTTTAGCAATAGCATTAGGATAATTATATGGCAAATACATTTTATAGAAAGTTAAGTGCAAACGTTGGTACAACATCAGAGGCAGTGGGTAGTTACACTGTAGGTGCAAGTACTACCACAGTGGTCGTGGGCCTAACAATATGTAACGTATCAGGTAGTACTATTAACGTTGACGTTTCATTGAATAATGGTTCAACTGATCACTACATTGTTAAAGGCGCTCCAGTCTCTGCTGGCGGTGCGTTGGTTCCAATCGGTGGCGAACAAAAAGTTATTATGACTACAGGTGACAGTATCAAAGTAAAAAGTGATAGTGCAACGTCAGCTGATGTTATTTTGAGTATCATGGAGATAACATAATATGGCATATATTGGTTTACAACCTCAGACTAAAACGGTTGCTACCAGTACCCAGACACTAACAGGTAATGGCGTTGATCTTGAATACTCGCTTAATCGCGCAGTAAGTAAAGCTGCTGACATTCTTGTATTTGTTGGTAATACTGTACAGGTACCCGAAAGCGATTATACAGCATTTGATAATACTCTGTTATTTGCATCAGGTAAAACACCTGCTAACGCCGCAGTAATTAGTATTAACTACAAAGCTGGTGCGTTAACCACTACATTTGTATCATCAAACAGCTATCCTGTGGGCACTACAGTTAACCCAAGTATTCGTTCAGTTGATGCTGCATCAACTGGTATTTACTTCCCTACTACAACTAGTGTAGGTATAACAGTAGCTGGTAATACTCGTCTTAAAGTAACTAACCAAGTTTCTGCAATTGACACAGCATCAGGTGCACTACAGGTAGTTGGTGGCGTTGGTATTAGTGATAACATGGTTGTTGGCGGTCCAGTGGCATTTGTAGACAGTAGCTCTTCAGGAGACACTACAACTGGGGCACTAACCGTAAACGGTGGTGTTGGTGTAGCAGAAAACTTAAACGTTGGCGGTGACTTAAATGTAGCCGGTGACTTTACAGTTGCTGGTCAATTTACCACAACAGGCGCAGACAGCTTGGCTGTTAACGACCCGTTCATTTTCTTAGCTAATGCTAACCCAGGCGATAACTTAGATACTGGTTTTATTTCTAGTTATAACGATGGAAGCGATCAACGTTATACTGGTATTTTCCGCGATATCACAGATGGAAACTATAAATTATTTGATAATCTTTTAACCCAACCATCTACTGTAGTTGATACAGCTAACGTAAGTTACAGAGCCGCTAATCTGGTAGTTGGAAACATCATTGCTACTAACTTGTTTGGTACTGTGCAAGGTGCTACAACTATTACTACAGTGGGTAACTTATCTAGTTTAAGTGTCGCTGGTACAAGTAGTTTATACAATATCACCTACATTTATAGTACACAGGCTGCTAGTTCCACAACCACTGGCGCACTGCAAGTTAGTGGAGGTGTCGGTATTAGTGGTAATGTGTTTACTGGTGGTATTGTTGATATCTCCAGCACTGCCGCAAGTACAAGTACATCAACTGGCGCACTGATTGTTGATGGTGGTGCCGGTATTGCTGGTAACTTAAATGTCGGCGATAGATTAATCATCGGCGATACTACTCCTCTAGCTGGTGTAACTACAACAGGTCAAATTATTACCAGCACTGTCACTGCTGCTACCCCTGTACTAAGCCTAAGAGTATCATCTTCGGCTGGTAATCCAATTTTTGGACAATTTACTTCATCCGGCACACCATCGGCGCCTACTATTGTAGCAGACGGCAGGGGTCTTGGGCGTAATAACTGGTACGGCTATGATGGCTCTAATTATATAATCGCAGCATCTATGATAGTATCTGTTGATGGTACTCCAGGACTTAACGACATGCCCGGTCGTATAACATTCGCTACCACAGCAGATGGCGCATCTAGTCCTACAGAACGTGTGCGTATTAACAATGCAGGTAACGTAGGTATTGGTAATACAAATCCCCTGCATACCCTATCAGTGGGGGGAGACTTGTTTGGTGTTAATATAACGTCCACTGCAAACGTTGTAGTAGCTCATCAATTAAGAGTAAATAGCAGTAACTTTGCTACAGCGATAGTCAATAGCGGCACAGCCGGAGTAGGCAACATTGGTGCTAGCGGTCAAGGATTCAACACTGTATTTGCTCGTGCTACATCAGCACAGTACGCTGACGTTGCTGAGAGATATTTAGCAGATGCTGACTATGCTCCTGGTACAGTTTTACACTTTGGCGGATCTGCTGAAGTAAGTCAATGTAATGTGGATCACTGCTCACGTATTGCTGGTGTTGTTTCTACTAATCCAGCTTATATCATGAACGACAGTTTAACCGGTGAGCATGTAGTCGATCTAGCCTTGCTAGGTCGTGTACCTTGTCAAGTGCAAGGTCCAGTACGTCGTGGCGACATGATGGTATCGGCAGGCAACGGCCGAGCACGTGCCGAAGCTAATCCACGTTTAGGTGCTGTAATTGGTAAAGCATTACAAGACTTTGATGGCACAGAAGGTGTTATTGAAGTAGTAGTTGGAAGAGTCTAGGAGAACGTATGGCTTATTTAGGTAAATCCCCAGTAGCGGGTAATTTTGTTAAACTTGATGACATCAGCACGCAGTTTGATGGTAATACTAGCGTGTTTAACACGTTAGTATCAGGAACCGCTTATACTGTAAGCAATCCTTTTGCTACACTGGTAGTTGCTGGTGGTAATGTTCTAGAACCAGAAGTGGATTACAACTTTAACAATGACACAATCACATTTAGCACAGCACCTACAAGTGCTTGGTTAAATAATTTTCATGTAATAGCATACGGAGATGTACTAGACACTGGTATTCCTAGTGATGGTACAATTACAAATGCTAAAGTAACTAATGGTACGCTATCGTACAGTAAATTCTCAGCAGTTTTGAAGGCAAGACTGTTGGCTAACTCTATTATTTTCGGGGCATAAAATGGCAAGACAACAACAGAAAGATTATAAATTTACACCTGGCGGTGCTGGTGTAGGTACTGTTAAGATCCCAGGCAACTATGAGATCGCAGATATTTTAACGATCTTAAATGCTACAGATCAAACATTTATCTATAACTTTGCTGATCCAGATCTGGGTGCTTCAGTAACATTTAGCAAAGAATACGACAGCGATTTTCCGCAGGCACAGGATGGTGTAACTACAATTACACTGGTGACCAGCACCAGTTCAATGAATGCCAGCGATAGTCTTGCTATTTACATTGAAACTGAATCGCAATACATTCGTCCTTGGCCGTTTGGCACTGATGCTGTTGAACGTATGCGTACATCAAATCCACAGTCACTAATTGACGCTGACTTTGAATACGGTTTACAAAATACCAAATGGCAATCATTGTCATTGAACAATGACATTCCAAGTTTGTACGAATTGCCTGGCAGTGAACTAACTATTAATACTTCAGGATATGCTACATTCATTGGCGCAAATACAATCGCTAGCAATTCAGATACCAGTATTGAAGTTACTAACCAGTCCGGAACAGCAACACCAAACTGGGCTACAGATGACTATGCTCTTGTAGTTAACCCATACGTGGCTAATCCTCCACCGACAACATATATTACAGCTAACGTAGTTAACAGTAACCAACGTGCTATTACAGTGGCTAATGCGCAACCATACAGTGCCAATGATGAATTAATTATGGTACAGTTGCCTGGTACAAATACAACTACAGTGGCCACAGGTATTACCAGTGGTGCTACTACTTCTTTAGTGTTAACTAGTGGAGCTGGCTTTGCTATTGACCAACAAATTTTAGTACAGACTAACACTACCAATCTTTGGGAATTGATGACCGTAACTAATGTAGCAACAAATACTCTAACAGTTGTGCGTCGTAGATTAAACACTAACAGCGGTAACGTAAACATTGACGCAGGTCGAGGTGTACGTATTGTCAGCAACGTTGAAATTGCTCAGGTCGTTACAGTTGACAGCGCAACACAATTTAGTTTGAACCGTGGTTGGATGAATACTACCCCAGTTAAAAACATGTTAGCTGGTAGTGTAATACAAAAACTTAACAAAGATCCAGGTACAGCCAGTGGTGCTAACGTTGAAATTATTAAACTTACCACAATTGGAACTGGTACTGGTAACTTAGCTACTATTGCTCGTGGACAAGTGGGTACTACCGCAATTAGCGCAGCACCAGAAGGCAGTCCAATTATTCGTTTAACAGGATTATTCCAAGCAGGCAATAGTGAAGTTCCACTAGTAGGTGCTTATATCACTGACAACGGGCATACAGCCAATAACTTTATCAGTACAGCACAGCACAATAACAGTAACACTGAAGGTTTATATCAAATTTACCAAGCTGATACAAATTACATATTCTGGTATCCACGTAGATTGACAGGTCTACAACTTGGTTATCCTCTAAACAAATTTGACACTCAGTTACGTAAAGCAGAAACCTACACTGGTGCACTGATTCCTGTAAGCTCAATTAGCAGTGATGGCTTAAATCCAAGCACAATTACAGTTACTACACCTTATGCTCACGGTCTAAGTCCAGGTACACCATTAATTGTTGACATTACCAGTGCAGCAGGTAACTTAACCTATGGTGAAGGTTCATTTACTACACTAAGTATTCCTTCAACAACAACATTTACATACCAAGCCAAGACTGGACGTCCAGTAACTGGTAGTATCACTGCTAACGTGTATGTACGTCCAAGTGCGTTCTTTGTACACAGACCGTTTGACGGCGGTGTGTTAATTGGATCAGGAACTCCACACCGTGGCGCTATGGCAGCACGCCAAAGTAAGAAATACTTCCGTTACCAATCTGGTAAGGGTCTAGTATGGACAAGTGGTACATTATTAAGTACAAACTTTGACGTAGCTAACGTAAGTGCTACAGGTACAGCAGTAAGTGGTAATACTATTAGCATCACTACAGAAGTTGAACACTATCTACAAATTGGTGCAAACGTAAAATTAAGCGGTGTGACCACTAGCGGCTACAACGGCTTCTACCGTGTGGCAGGTATTACCGGCGATAGCACATTTACAGTAGGATTAAACGGTACATTAGGTAATGTTACTCCAGTGCTAGACACACAACCAAAACTTAACCTAATGGGTTGGCACGGTGGTGCTGTACGTGCTGGTATTTTTGATGAACAAAACGGTGCGTTCTGGGAAAACAACGGTACTAACATTAACGTAGTACTACGTTCAGCAACGTTCCAATTGGCAGGTACATTAAACATGGAAACTGACAGTAACTATGTAACCGGCGACGGTAACTGTCGTTTCTTGGAACAATTAAAAATGTACGATCGCATTGTAGTTCGTGGTATGAGTCACACTGTGACCAGTATCATTGATAACAATACAATGACTGTGAGTCCGCCATGGCGTGGCATACGTAATCAAACACGTGTTAAAGCAAGTCGTGTTATTGACCGTCGTGTTCCACAGAGTGAATTTAATATTGATCGAGTAGATGGCACAGGTCCAAGTGGTTATGTGTTAGATGCAAGTAAGATGCAGATGTTGTTAATTCAGTACACATGGTACGGTGCCGGTTTCGTTGACTTTGGCCTACGTGGCCCATTGGGCAATTACATTATGTGTCATCGTTTCCAAAACAATAACGTGAACGACGAAGCATACTTCCGCTCAGGTAACTTACCAGTACGTTATTCAGCTAACAATGAAGGTCCTACAGCTAAACTAGCTAATGCTATTACTGCCGGTGATACAGTGTTATATGTTGATAATGATAAACAATTCCCGCAGGCAAACGTAGCCTACCCATTCTATGTACAAGTAGACAACGAAGTTATTAAGGTAAGTGGCCATACTCCTGGTACTAAGCAGTTTACTAACCTAACACGTGCTGCTACCTACACATTGTGGCAAGATGGTTCAAGTAAATCATTTACCATGGGTAATGCCGCAAGTCACAGCGGTAATGTTTCAGTAGCACTGTTAGATGCTACGTCAAGCCCAACATTGAACCACTGGGGTTCTGCGGTAATCATGGACGGTGGGTTTGACCAAGACCGTGGTTATGCGTTTACCTATGCACGTAACAACATGGCGTTACCAACAGCTGCTGACCAAAAATCTACAGTGTTCTTGATGCGTCTAGCACCAAGTGTAAGTAACACCATCATTGGTGACCTAGGCGACCGCGATCTAATTAATCGTGCGCAGTTGATTCTAGAAAATATGTTTGTTAACGTAACCGGTGGCCGTTACTTAGTTGAAGGTATTTTGAATCCAACTAACATCGATGGTAGAACTATTCAATGGATTGATTTGAATGTAGAAAACACTGGTAACCAACCAAGCTTCACACAGTTTGCTACAGCGTTTAGTTTCAATGCTGGTCAAACTGGTGGTATAGTTCCGGCAGCACAGGGACAAGCAGGTGGTGTTGACCGCACTGGTACTTCAACTAGTATCTCTGGTTTCCGTTATATTAACTATGCTAAACTTGGCTCGACTGTTGGTATGATAACCAGTGGTGCTGGTACAGGCGCTAACATCAGTGTTTGGGAACTAAGTACATCCAGTGCTGCTGTTAACCAAACAACTAGTGCGGTTATTGTACACGAACAAGGGTCGGGATTTGCAGTAGGTGACACTATATTGATTCCAGGTAACCTATGGGCCAACAGTACAACATCTGGTTCAACATTTGGTAGTAACGCAGCTAACTTTGTGTTATTAACTGTTACCAGTGTTGCATCTGGTGTAGCAGGCGGCGAACGCTTATTTGGTATTCCAGTAAGTACAACCAACTCAGGCTTCTTAGACTTGACCAAAGTTAAACAGATTGGTACTAGTGCTATTCCAGGTACAGAAGTTTATCCAGATGGTCCAGAAGTATTGGCTATTAACGTAACAGCAATTACTCCTACATCGGGTACTCCAACTGGTGACTTCCAAATTACGTTCTCAGAAACACAAGCGTAGTTGCGGTAATAACAAAAATAGGACCTCCGGGTCCTATTTTTTTTGCTAAATACTAAAACAGATATGAGCTAAAAAGATGTCCTTAATTAGACCACGTTTTTCACAACTTAATACAGTCGTAACAACTATCGACGATCCAATGACCGTGCTGAATAAAAGCGGCACATCAGCTAACATTGACGTTGGATTTATTATAAACAGAGATGGCGGCGCTAGTTCAAACCTAGCAATGATCTGGGACCAGACCGCTAACAACTTTGCTTTTGGTTTTACTACAGCCAGTGGACTTACCAATGCTAACATATCCATTGGTACATACGCTAATCTGCGTGCTGGAAGTTTCATTGGTGACGGTAGTCAACTAACTGGAATCAATACCAGCACTGATAAAATATTTTCAGGCAATAGTAATGTCGTAGCAACATCAAATTATGTAAACATAGCAATAAACAACAGTAACGTAATATCGATACTAGACGATCTAGACACTCCAGGATATAACGACACCACCAAAGGTGATGTACGAATAAATGGTACGGTTAATATCACTGGTCAGGCCTATGCTAATTCAGGATTAGCTGTTAGAGGTGGAGTTGAAGCTAGAGAAAACAATGCAGGAAGTTGGTCAACTCTAAGCAGTACTATACCACTGGTAGCAAGAAATACTGGTAGTGACACAGTAGCGTTTGGTTTGTATAACAGCGCAGGTGATAATGAAAATATACTTCTGGTTAATTACCGCGGAAATTTACACATCAACAGTGGATCCAGCGATTTTGTTATAGTTAGCAATCGCGGAACTATAGTAAATGTTGAGACTGTATCAACTTCTACCAGCACAGGTGCTTTACAGGTCAAGGGCGGCGCAGGTATTGCTGGCAACTTATATGCCGCAACACTCTACGGCAATATTGGCGGTGGTAGTACTCTTTCAAATGTCTATGTAACCGGCAGTTTAATTCCTACAGCAAACATAACCTATGATTTGGGTAGTCCAACGCAACGCTGGCGTGATGGTTGGTTTAGCGGCACTACTATCTACATTGGCTCTGAAGCAATGAGTGTAGATGAAAACGGTAAATGGTCATTTACCTCCAAAGGTGCTACAGTTGAATTAGGTAAAGAAGCAGATTTTAATCCTCCAAGTGCTAACATTTCTGGTAATGTGACCGCATCAGCATTTAATTTTGCCAATGGTGTATCAATGATGTCTGTAATTTCCAGTGCTATCACAGATACAAACACCGCTATGAAAGGTTATGTTGACGGGCATGTTAACAGTTTATCTTCAAATGCAGCGGTACAGGCCGGCGAGTTGGCTAATCTGTGGGCTAATGCAGGTGCACAATCGTCAACTATAACCACAGCCAATACTAACATGAAAGGTTATGTTGACAGCACTATTACTACAGCCAATACCAATTTAAAAGGTTATGTTGATGGACAGATTACAAATTTAGTCAATGGCGCACCAGCGACCCTGGACACATTAAAAGAGTTAGCTGCCGCATTAGGTAACGATGCTAATTTAAGTGTAACTATAACCAATCAGATTGCAAACGTAAACAGTAATATTACCACAGCTAATACTAATATGAAGGGTTACATTGATGGACAACTATCATCAGTAACCGCTAACACTGGTGTACAAGCAGGTCTTATATCATCAGCAGAAGCAAATATAACACTAGCCAATACCAATATGAAGGGCTATGTTGATGGGCAAATATCTACCGCTACTTCAGCAATAACCACAGCTAATACTAACTTAAAAGGTTATGTTGATGCAGCTAACACAATACAGTCAAATCAAATCTCAGGTGCTAACTCAGCAATAACCGCAGCTAATACCAATATGAAAGGTTATGTTGATGGCGAAATAACCACAATAGTTAGTAGAATAGATGCCGCAAACTCAGCAATAACCACAGCTAATACTAACTTAAAAGGTTACGTTGATTCTGCCAACACTATACAATCAAATCAGATCGCAGGCGCTAATTCAGCAATAACCACAGCTAATACCAACATGAAGGGTTATGTTGATGGGCAGATATCAACTACCACCTCAGCAATAACCACAGCTAATACCAATATGAAGGGTTATGTTGATGCGCAGGTGTCAGGTGCGAGCGGATATGGTAATGCTAATGTAGCCGCATACTTACCAACCTACAACGGTAACTTAACTACTGCTGGTATCTATACTGATGGATATTTCTATGCCAATGGCACTGCTGTAAGTTTTAGTGGTGGCAGCAGTTCTTATGGTGATAGTAATGTAGCTGCGTACTTGACTACAAACCAATATGCAGTTATAGGTAACATCACTACAGCCAATACCAATATGAAAGGCTATGTTGATGCGGCTAACACAATACAGTCAAATCAGATCTCAGGTGCTAACTCAGCAATAACCACAGCTAATACCAACATGAAGGGGTATGTGGACGCACAGATCACAAACTTAGTTAACGGTGCTCCGGCTACTCTTGATACCCTAAATGAATTAGCCGCAGCTCTGGGCAACGATGCCAATTTAAGTGTGACTATAACCAATCAAATTGCAAATGTTAACAGCAACATTGGTACTGCTAATACCAATATGAAGGGTTATGTTGATAGTATTGCTTACAGTAACTCTAGTGTGGCAAGTTATCTGCCCTCATACTCTGGTAACGTAGCGTCATTAACTGTTGCTGGTAACATAAATGTTGTAGGTAACTTATTGGCCAAAGGACTCAAAGGTAGTGATGGTCAATTACTATCTGCTACAGAAACTGGTCTAGCCTGGGTAAGTTTAGGCAACAGCCCACTGATTACCGACGACAATGGGACTACTGTTCAGACCAATGGACTGTTTGTTAATGTTGAAATTGACAGCAGTAATGTTGCTCGTTTTGAACCCAGCAAATTAACAGTATTTGGCAATGTCTATGCTGGCACCTTCTACGGTGATGGTAGTCAATTAACTGGTATAGCCGGTGAATATGGCAACGTTGATGTGGGCACATACCTGCCGACTTATAACGGCAACATAGGTAACTTAACATTAAACAGTTCGGCTACGATATTTGCTGGCAATACCACAGCAAATATTACCATTGGGGCAACTACTTGGGGAGCCGAAGCCGTAAATAGAAAAATAACCATTGGCGGCATCGGGCAAAAGATTTACTTTGATGGTAACAGTAGCCAATACAGTTACATGGATGATGATGAATTCTACATCTATGACGGTAAAAATAATGCCACAGCTTACTACAAAGCTAATCAGTTTGCACTTAATCGCAATGACTATACTGGTTATTTTGATGCTGGCCCAGGTACTCTAACTATTGGAGCCTATGTAGGCAACGATCGATCCTTTGTAGCCAACCTAAATATGGTTACTTGGGGTAATAGTACCGTCAGAACTACGATCGGTAACACTGGTATTACAACCACCGGAAATGTTACCGCGGGTAATGTAAGTGCCACTAACTTAACTGGTACACTACTAACAGCCGCACAAACTAATATTACATCAGTTGGTAACTTGTCAAGTTTATCAACCAGTGGCACCGTTAGTGCTATTGGTCAAGTGCGTGCTAATAGTGGAATTGCTTCCACTAGTACAACCACTGGAGCATTAACAGTTATCGGTGGTATCGGTGTTAGTGGTAACGTATACACCGGCGGTATTGTTGATATTACCAGCACTGCCGCAAGTACAAGTACGTCAACTGGCGCACTGATTGTTGATGGTGGTGCCGGTATTGCTGGCAATGTTAACGCAGGTAACGTAAGTGCTACTAACTTAACTGGTACACTACAAACAGCTGCACAGCCAAGTGTCACCAGCGTAGGTACGTTGACTAGTTTAGCTGTAAGTAACGGTCTAGCGGCTACTTTTGCTGTAACCGCCAACTCGTCAACATTTACAGATACTGTAAATGTTTCTACAACAAATAAAGTTATACGAGTAGTAAACAATCTACAAGATATTCATTTTAATGCTAATTTGGGTACCGGTAGCTACAACAATCTTGTTCAAGCCCGAGATGGCGGCATTATATTCTCTAACGGTACCCAAGGACAAGGTAACTTAACTATCGGTCCATGGATTTCAGGAACATCAGGAATTAGAATTGTTGGAAATACCGGACAAGTTACTGTTCCTGGTTTCTTAAATATCAACAGTAACAATAATGCTACTGCTATTGTGAACGGTGGTACCAACGGTGTTGGTAACATTGGTGCCAGTGGTGCTGGATTTAACACAGTATTTGCTCGTGCTACATCAGCACAGTACGCTGACTTAGCCGAGATCTATACCAGCGATCGCGACTATGTTCCGGGCACTGTACTAATATTTGGTGGTGAGCAAGAAGTTACTGTCAGCACGGAGTCACATGATCCGCGTGTAGCAGGTGTTGTATCCACTAACCCAGCCTACATCATGAACAACTCCTGTGATGGTGTAGAAGTTGCTCTACAAGGTCGTGTGCCAACTAAGGTACAGGGTCCTGTAAACAAAGGTGATAGACTTGTGACCAGTAGTACACAAGGTGCTGCAGAACGCTTAGACATGACCAAATATCAACCAGGTTGTATCATTGGTAAAGCACTAGAAGCTATTGCCGATGATAGTATACAAACTATCGAAGTTGTGGTTGGTCGCGTCTAAAAACCTCTTGACTTTTACTCAAAAAGGCTGTACAATACGCTTATACTTAATTAATAGGCGTATTCTATGGACTTTCCTTGGCAGGTAATCAGCGCACTAGAAACACACAATCTGCGCACTAACAAAGAACAAATTATTGAAGCGCAAGTCAGTGAAAAGAATACAGAATTCTTTGCAGGCTGTAGACTTGCTCTTGATCCTATGATTACATTTGGGGTTCGGCAAATTGATGAAAAAACCAATGAACCTCCTAAACCCGGTACTGGCACAGGACTCAGCTGGGCAGGATTCCAACAACTAGCCGACCGACTGTCTAGTCGCGCCCTAACAGGCAACGAAGCACAAATAGCACTTACACATGCACGTCAAAAAGCCACAGTAGAACAGTGGAACCTGTGGTATCGCCGCATTTTAATTAAAGATCTACGCTGCGGTGTAACAGAAAAAACAATTAACAAAGTAGTGGAGAAACATAATGCTAAAGATTACGCTATTCCTGTGTTTACTTGTCAACTTGCTCACGACAGCGCCAATCATGAAACTAAGGTTACGGGACAGCGACTCATCGAAGTCAAACTTGATGGAGTACGTGTTATTGCTATTGTCTATCCAAATGGCACTGTTAGTCTTTTTAGCCGGAACGGTAAACAGCTAACAAACTTCCCATTGGTTGAACAACAACTGAGCAAACACGCTATATTTTTTGCTGAACCCATAGTACTTGATGGCGAAATTATGAGTGCTAGTTTTCAGGATTTAATGAAACAAGTACACCGTAAAAGTGATGTACAGAGCGAAGATGCCGTACTAAATTTGTTCGACATCATAACATTACGCGAGTTTCAAGCTGGTCGCAGTGAACACAGGCAAATTGACCGTAGTGTAAGTTTAGCACATTGGTACAATCAATTTGCTGATCATATGCCCAATGTTACAGTAGTAGGGCAAGAGCTAGTTGACTTAAATACAGATGAAGGGCAACAGCGTTTTAAACAAATTAACGCGGAAGCCATTGCTGGTGGGTACGAAGGTATTATGATCAAAGACCCAGAAGCAGTGTACGAATGTAAACGTACAGTTAATTGGCTTAAACTCAAGCCATTTATTGAAGTTAGTTTGGAGGTTAAACATGTGGAAGAAGGTACTGGAAGGAATGAAGGACGACTTGGCGCCCTTGTTTGCGAAGGAATCGACGATGGGCGACAGATATCTGTCAATGTTGGTAGCGGTTTCAGTGACAGTGATCGTAGCCTGTTTTGGAGCGATCGTAGTAGAATTATTGGAAATATTGTGGAAGTGAGAGCAGATGCTGTTACGCAAAATCAAGACGGCACTTACTCGCTACGTTTTCCTAGGTTCTTGCGTTTTAGAGGCTTTGAAATTGGCGAAAAACTATAAACTAATACAAGAAGCAGACAAAGATCGGGTTTACGGTGCGCTCAAAGAGTTTACTCATAATAGTAAACTCTGGCGGCACAGTGATGTTGGCCGCGAATACTGCTATCTGACTGAAGAAGGACGTGAAGTTATAGCGGACTTTATGGAAGATATCTTGCGCACTGTTGACGTACTAGACCGCAAGGCCTTAGAACAACGGGCTAAAGAAGTTGTTTGGTCCGAACTTAAAGGAAAAGATTAATGTTATTAGGTTGGGGTAGTGACGCATTTACACTGGCAAAGGAAAGGAATCGTATGATATTGACACGCACAGAACTTATTGAAGCATTATCCGCACATAAATGTGTAGTAAAGTTTACTAAAGTAAATGGTGAAGTAAGAGAAATGCCCTGTACTCTGCGTGAAGATATTGTGCCCAAATATGAGCACAAAACTGAACGGTCCAAACAACCAAATGAAAAGGTCCTAAGTGTTTGGTGCTTGGATAAGCAGGAATGGCGCAGTTTTCGAGTGGACAGCGTACTAGAACTACGCTTAGACTTGGGCATGCCTGTAGTTGTATAATTTTGGTAAAAAAGAGGCAAAAAGTGGTTGACAATAATACCAAATGAGTGTATTATATACACATGCTTAGATATTAAGCAGTTGTTGTTTTTCTTTCTTTTAATTTAAATGGAGATGTAACACATGGCTAATTTGGCTAAAGTATCAAATCAAAAGGCATTTTTAGAGAAGTATTTGCGCGGTACAGGTCGTACATTGTCAGTAGCACAAGCTAAGGCAAACTACGGTATTGAAAAGTTGTCAGCTCGTATTAGCGAAATGCGTGATGCAGGTTTAGTTGTTTACACAGATGTAAACTCAAAAGGTAACACAACTTACCGTATCGTAGCTCGTGACGTAAACGGTTCACGTGCTGCTAAGTTTGCTGAGTAATATTAGCTAAAATTGTAGTGATAAAAAAGCCCGCTTTGGCGGGCTTTTTAATGAATTATAAAACTCGTTGCGATGGTCTATCGATAGTTAAACGTTCCCACCCAGTATGGTCGGGGTTGGCTACTTCTGTAATAGGACTGGTGATATTATTATCGTTTTGATACAAATCTACTTCGTCGGCATTAGCTGAAGTTTTCCACAGTGGAATATACTGTAATGCTGTATCTTTATAGCTAGCAAAAAAAGCATCATCATTAAAATGATGATCTACGGTAATAACTAAATCTCTATCTTCGTGCCCTTGTATATAACTTTCAACACCAGCGGCCTCAAGTGCATTAAAATTTGATTCAAGTACCATTGGCCAAATATCAAACGGCCAAACAGTGCTAATATTTGGTCTTGTCATTACTACTCTTAGAGAAACTGACATGTAAAACTCCTCAATAATAACTGTATTTAGCTAAGATATATTTAGATTGACTTTTTAGTTAAATGAGTGTATAATGTTTTTGTAATTAACAATTATGGCTCACTATTATGGCATCTACTAGAACTTATTTGGCCTTAGGCGCGGCAGTTTTTGCAGGTAATGTAGCATATCACGCTGTTAATTCAGATAGCAATCGTATTTCTAGTGTAGAATCACAGGTAGCAGAAATACGTGAAGAAGTTGAGGAAATTAAAGAGGTTGTACTAGCCTATCAATCTATACAGATTAAGTACAATCAAAAAGACGTAGAATGTTTGGCTCGTAATATCTATTGGGAAGCAGGAGTTGAGCCAATGACAGGCAAACTTGCTGTAGGTATTATTACCCTAAATCGTGTTAAAACTAAGCACTGGGGGCGTAATATCTGTGACGTAGTTTATAGTCCGGCACAGTTTTCCTGGACCCAAAAACGCAAACGTGCTTGGGTCAAACTCGAAGGCAAGGCATGGAAAGAAAGTCAAACAGCTGCTCGAGCAGTGTTAGACGGCATTACAGTTAAACAGTTAAACAAGGCACTATTTTATCACGCAGATTATGTACAGCCTAAATGGCGTGATCGCAGTAAACAGGTAACAAAAATTGGTCGGCATATTTTTTACACACAGGCAAAGGATACAAACATTAAGTTATGAAATATTTTAGTTATGGTATGAACACTAATTTAGGCAGTATGGCCATGCGTTGTCCTAAAGCTCGTAGTCTAGGTGCCGCTGTGTTGCCGCACTACAAGTTTGAATTTAAATCGTTTGCTACAGTTACTCCCAAGATGGATGAAAACGCACACGGAGTTTTGTGGGAAATTACACCGGATTGTGAGCGCAGTCTGGACATGTTAGAGGGCTATCCTGTTTACTACGGTAAGATTAATGTATGGGTGGAACACGAAGGTATTATGGTTCCTTGTATGACCTATTTAATGTATCCCGAAGAAGAGTATAATTACCCCAGCGATAGCTATGTACGTATGTTAGAAGAAGGGTATCGAGCGCACGGTATCAGCACGCTACAAATTGACGAAGCATTAAGAGACATAGATTACAAATTTGGATTGACAGAACCCAATCATTACTCTAAAATGTATACTACAGCATAGGAAAAAATTATGGCAACAGATCAGGAAAAAGAGCAGTTAATGCAGACACTTCGATTTACACCACGCAAATATAAAGTTGAGATTTTTGGTTATGGTGGTGAGATTTATTGGGGCAGTGTTGACCGTAAAATTTACGATTTCTTTAAAGATAAAGAAATTGACATCAGCCAGTACGCCAGCGACTGGGACGATGACAAATGGGCAGATATTCCCGAGGACCTGCGCCCATTTCCGCCAGGAGCACCCTATGAATGCGACCACGGGTGTCATCAATCAGGTGCAACATTCGACAGTGGCAGTACTATCGTAGTCTACGACGAACACGGCGAAGAAGTTTGGCGAAGTGACTTAGATGGGCGATCGCTAAACGATCAAGAGATTCCTGCAGAAGAAACAGAAGAACTCTACATCAATGAGTACGACGAAGGCACTGTGGTATTTTTTGGTGCACAAGGTGAAAAAGGTCTATTCTTTGGCAATGATTTTGAACTTCGCGCACCATTTGACCCTAAAAAACTTTTTATCAGCTACGGCGACTACGATGGTTGGCTTATAGTAAACGGTGTACAGTACGATGGCGAAGACATCGACGGTAGTGATTATGATACATCAGGTAAATGGGGCGAGGCTAAATGGCTTATCGTCGGCGAGACTGAGGAAGTCTACGAAGGTGTAGAACGTGATGATGATTTTGGTAGTGAAGAGGACGAAGATTAATGGCTGCAGTATATCCAGGATACGGCGCTGTGCCTCCAGGTAAAACGGCCAATCTGACAGTAGGCGGAGGCGCTGGGGGTGCTACGTCAGGGCAAGTGCTGACCATTAGTAATGGCACTGGCACTACCTATGCTACCGCTAATACTACCTGGAGTGCTAGTGCTAAAACCACAGCCAAGGGTGAACTACACCTAGAAGGCGAAAATGCTGACTTAGTCATCAACGGTGTTAGACTAAGCGAAACGCTGAAAGCTATTACTGATAGACTAGCAGTCTTACAGCCCAAACCAGAATTACTCAGCAAGTATGACAACCTACGTCAAGCCTACGAACACTATAAAACACTCGAAGCACTACTACATGAAGAAACATCAGATAAGTGATACTGTAGTAGACATTAGGGACAACAGTCAAATTGCTAGGATGGCTGACTGGTGTAAAAGTAATCTTGCTACAGAAGAGTGGGATTATACCGTAATAACTATGTTTCCTTTGTGGATTAGATTCCGTTTTCACTGCCCAAAAACCAAACTTTTAGCCATACTTAGCTCTTGACATTTTGGTAAAATTGTAGTATAATACTGTTAAATAATGTTAATACAGGAGCAGACTATGTCAATTTTACTTAATATTTTAATATTTTATGCGGTAATTTGTACGGTATTGTGTACACTGTTTTTCTTTGGACTAGCTAAACATGTACGTAAAGCTCTAAAAAAAGAAGACTCGGTTGAACAAATTCGTAAATCAATTAAGCTGGTTTATATAGAAAAAGTTGATGATATTAACTATATGTATGACGGGCTAACACACAATTTTATCACACAAGCAGACACAGAAGAACAAATGTGGACAAATGCCAAGTTGCGTTTTCCTGACAAAGAGTTTATAATTAGAGGTGAAAGTGGCAATGCCACTGTGGTTAGTGTAAACGTGAAAGGCGCATAATGAGCATGCACATGGAAGGGCCGTGGCTTAGTACCACAGGCAAGTACAAAAGCAAACGTAAGCACCGTACAGCAGCCGCTGCTGACAAAGCTCGCCGTAACGCAGAAGCATGGCAACAACTCCTGGAGAAGTATGATGTTAAAACTGATAAAGTGGTGGTGGCGAAATCTAAGTCCCATAGAACAGACACTAGTAAAACTGTGGCTAGTCCTAGGTATGATTGGCGAAGCCGTATTGATCCTAGCCGTCTTACTGACCATATTAGTAGTGTGGACACGGGTGCCGGGGTAGCCGCTAAACCCGCAGACAAAGTCTACACTGGTGATGCTATGATTGGTATTGGACAACTACACAAGTCCAACGGCATTCCGATCTTTAAGTCAGAAGATGCTGTGGATATTGCTAAGATGCGTAGAGGCTAATGCCATATACTCCACTAAAACGTGATTATCAAATGCGCAGTGCGATGGGCGGCTGGCGCTTTACTCTAAAGCATAGATTTAAAAATGGTCCTTGTCCTTATTGGAGGGGACATGCTGGAATTAAACGCAGACTTCTAAACAATTTACTATTTGAAAAATGGCTTAAACGTCCACAGAGTGCGTATAAACTATACTGGCGTCTTCACCCGGAAGAATTCAAAGCAGCGAACGAATGGTACAAAACAAGGAAAATGTAATGGAATATAAAGATATACCCTGGAAAGATAAGATTAGCGAAGACGATAATATTGCTGTGTACAAGGACCGGTATCCTGTAACTGAAGGGCATATCCTTGTAGTACCAAAATATGATACCCTAACATGTCAAGCAGAAGCGTTTAAGTATGCTGTGAGTATTGGCCGTCATCAAGTGGCTATTAAACAATGGGACGGTTTTAACATTGGTATGAACTTAGGTGAAGCCGCAGGACAGACAGTTATGTGGCCACACATACATGTTATACCTCGACGCTACGGTGATGTTGAGGATCCGGTGGGTGGTGTGCGTAACACTATTCCTGGTAAGGGCAATTACAAGAAAAATGCGACACAGAACTAGCACTAAAATCTACGGGCAATGGTTAAAGTTAGTTAAGAAAACTAACCCTAAAACAGGACGCAAACATTATTCGGTGATTGCAGATGTTTATCAATATCTTGCTCAACCAGGCGAGTATGGACATGTATTCACCGGAACACCAAAAGATGTATTACAGGCCTGGCGTGATCATTTTGACCCTGCGGGCAATCGTGGCATGAAAAGTGCTACAAGTTGGAAGTTTAGTAATCGTGAAGAAGCAGAAAAACTAGTGACCTTAGCGTTGCTGAAGTGGGGACATAGATATGGGTGATGAGAAAAAAGATTGGGACTTTTGGTTAGACGAATACAACAATACCATGGCCGATTCTGGACTTACTGTAGGCGATGTTACTATTGATCTAAGTGATTACTACAGCGGTGCTGACGATGTAATCACCGTAGGTAACTATGACGAGTGGTTTAAAGATCTTAATACTCATGACAATATTACCCTAACAGGTGGCGGTGAAGAAATGTTGCGTGTTGCCGAAGATGGTTTTTATGTTCGTGGCATTAAGGTAGAAGCAGACGCTAAAGAAGCAGAGCAAGTGTATAAGGCTTTTAAACAATGGCTAACTTGGGCAACTTTATCTAAGAACCCAGATGAATAGGCTTAAATAGTATATTATTAAGGAAAGGTAATTGGCAAAAGAAGACGTATTAAAATTTACCGGCACAGTTGAAGAAGTATTGGGCAACAGCATGTTCCGTGTAACTCTAGAAAATGGACACTCTGTTGTAGCATATATTGGCGGTAAAATGCGTATGCACACTATTAAAATTATCATGGGTGACACCGTAGAAGTTGAAATGACGCCTTATGATTTATCTAAAGCTCGTATTGTATATAGGAAATAACTATGGTAACAATGAATCCAGGCGCGATAACTAAAATTAAAGAATTACTTGCTGAAGAAAATAACCCAAATTTAAAACTACGTATGTTTGTGCAGGGCGGAGGTTGTTCGGGTTTTCAGTATGGTTTTACCTTTGACGAAGATGTTAACGAAGATGATTTTGACTTTGAATTTGATGGCGTACATTTGCTAATTGACAGTATGAGCAGTCAGTATCTGCAAGGTGCCGAAATTGACTACACAGAAAGTCTAAGTGGTAGTCAATTTAACATTAAAAATCCACAGGCTACAACTACCTGTGGATGTGGATCAAGTTTTGGCGTGTAGTTTATCCTGCGTGACGTGTTAAGAAGTTAATTCTAACGTTTTCAGGCTCAAAGTATTCTTCAACAGTTTGTTTTACTGTAGCAATTTCAAAATCTTTGCAGCTGAACACATCTAAGTAGATGTCGCCGGTGCTGTCAATAAAGTGTGCTACAATACTTGAAGTAACAATGATTTGAACTGCGGTAAATCCTGCTTTATCTTCAAACTCACCAGCAGTGTATTCAATCCAAGGTTCACCAATTGGTTCCATGTCAATGCGTTTAACTAAATCACGAATGAAACGGTCAACGTGGTCACGATCCTTAATTAAGATACGATTTGCGTTATGACAGTCTAATGTTACGTGATAACCCCAAAAACTCATTGATATTCTCCTTGAACAATTAAATAACTATTTATATAACAGAACCGGTCCTCTTTTACTTCTTAGTGAAGAGCAAAATGATAAGCTGAATTTACAGCTAAAACTTGAGGACGCTCAAGGCTTCGGTCATCCGGGAGGATAACTCCCAACTCCCCTAATCATAATTTTGCCATAAATACTTAACAAGTATTAGAGTAAAATTATGACTATATCAACAGAACAATTTATCCCAGTATTAGTAGGTACAGTAGCTAACGATGGTACCGGCGACAGTCTTCGTGAAGCCTTTATTAAAGTCAATGATAACTTTTCAAATATCAGTGACATTGGCTTTGATGCTGCCAACGTAAATGTTACTAGGGCTTTGGTATTGAATGACTACGGAGTGCCAACTGCGGCAGGCGATCCCGGTACCGCCGGACAGATCGTTTGGGATACTAATCATATCTATGTATGCGTTGCCGCAAATACTTGGAAACGTGCTAATATTAGCACCTGGTAATAGGACAGATAATGGCTCTACCTAAGTGGATAACCCCAGCTGGTAATTTAGGAATAATACCTGAACTAGAGTATTATCAGTTCAATCTTGACGCTTATGATGCCAGTGGCGGAACATTAGTTTACAGTCGTGTAAGCGGACGTTTACCATTAGGTATTCAGCTGGTTAACTCCAATGGTGCAGGTAGATTACAAGGTATTCCTGTCAGTGAGTTAGGTGGGGACCAAAACGTAGAGTACCGTTTTACTATACGTGTTAAAAACTCCAGTACCAACGAAGTTGCTGATCGAACATTTACACTAACAGTTAGCAATATTATTCCGCCAATTATTACACCAAGAAATGTTGATCTTGGAATTTTCCTTGACGGTACCATAGTAAATCAACAGCTAGTAGCCGTAGAATCTACTCCAGGTGCAGTTTTGCAATGGCGTGTTAAAAGTGGCGAACTGCCACCAGGATTGTTTTTAAGCGATACTGGGTTACTCTACGGATATATTAAACCTATTCCCGAGCCCGGTCCGGGTTCCGTTCCTGGGTGGGACTTAACTCCCTGGGATTTTGACAGTGATTTAACTGACCAATCAGTCGAAGGTGGCGACCCTACACCAGGATTAGGTTGGGACTTTTCGCTACGAGCTATTAATAAAACGTTTAATTTTACTGTTGAAGTTACTGATGGTGTAAACGTTGATAATTCTACATACAGAATAGAAGTATTTCCTCGCAGTGCATTAACCGCAGACAATGACATATTAACTGTTGATACTGGCGACTTGTCCACTGGTGAGGGATTAGCCGATGTTGATGGTGAACGCCACGACCCAATTATTATTACTACTCAAGAAGATCTACCGCCAATACGTCAAGGCAGTTACTTTAGTTTTAACGTTGACGCTATTGATATTGACGGCGATGTACTACAATACAGTATTCCAAGTTCTGCATCTGGTGCGTTTGATGAACAATCTCTAGTAGGACCAAGTTTACCTTACGTAGCTGCAACGCCCGTTGGTACTACATTGTTTGGTGGTGCCAACAATCTAATAGATCCAACTACTGCTGGTTTATTTGCCGGCGATAATATCAAAGTATTTTTTAACGGTGGATGGTATGAAGCCAGTGTTGACCGTGGAACCACAGTAAGACTTTTTGGTACTACTATAGTATCTGCAAACGTAGGCAATATTGTTACACAAACTGGAACAGCAGTTAATGCCACAGTAACTGGTATAACTGTTACTTCAGGATTTATTGAATTTGTTGGTAATTTAGTTACAGCCAACGTTGGTGACTTTATAACACAGACTGTTTCGGGTGCTAATGCAACTGTAACATCTAATGTTATATCGCAGTCAAGAGTACCTGTTACCTTTACGTCAGGAACATTTACTGTAGGGTCTGGCAACATTAGCATTAACAGCACAGCCGTTGACTCTTATCCAGCAAATGTTCAATGTTTCACTGATTTGTCTGTAGAATATAACATTGGTTACACTGATACATTTAATCTAAACAATTCATTATTCCCTGTGTTAATTGGTAACGGCACAGTACAAACCTCTACACTTAGCTATCCTATACAAACTGTTAGTGTCGAGATCGCTCTTGGATCATTAGCCACCGAAGGCACAGTTGGATTTGATGAATCTCGATTTGATCAGGGCACGTTGGCATTGCCATTAATTATTCCAAGTACTCAATTAAGTCAAATTGATGCGAACACTGGTTGGATTACTGGTACTGTTCCGGCACAGACTATTAGTTCTGTAGAATATCAATTTGAATTAGTGGTATTTAAACGTGACTATCCAACTTATAGTGCATCAAGACTGTATACCATAACCGTATTAGGTGACTTAAATGACACAGTTGAGTGGATTACTCCTACTGATTTGGGCACCATAGAAAACGGTCGTGTCAGTGATCTATTTGTTAGAGCTGAATCAACCAAAGGCAAGCCATTGGTATACAGTCTAAAATCCAATGGCAGTCATAGATTGCCACAGGGTCTGTTATTAACCAGTGAAGGATTAATCACAGGACGTGTCAGTTTTGAAATTTTTACTCTAGACGCATCCTCTACTACTATCGATGGCGGTAGCACAACCTTTGACAATACATACTCATTTACAGTTACAGCACGCGATTACCAAGGTACTATTAGCAACGATCGTACCTTTACTCTTAGAGTGCTAGTAAGAAACACAAGACCCTACGAAGATCTATATCTACAGGCATTGTTATCGCTGGATCAAAGAGTTACATTTAACCAATTAATGTCTGATCGCAGTATATTCCCACTGGAATCAATATATAGATTATCAGATCCATTCTTTGGTATTGCAGAAAATATACGTACATTATTTTTAGCAGGATTGAGTCCTAGTACCTTAGAAGAATATGCGCTGTCTTTGGCTAATAATCATTTTATTAAGCGTGTGCAGTTTGGCGATGTAAAAACTGCTGTAGTTCTAGACTCTAATTTTGATGTTAAGTACGAAGTTGTATATGTTGAGATCTTTGATGAAAATACCAGCGTAGCCGGCGAAGCTCCTGCAAATACCATTGACTTAACAGAAGTAATTGATACACCATATTACGATTTAGAAAATAATCCCTACACCATTGCATATCCAAATGCTTTTGAAAATATGAGTTCAACTGTTATTGAGGATATTGGCTACGAAGACAAAGGTGCTCTGCCAGATTGGATGACCAGCAGACAACCTAACGGACGTGTACTAGGATTTACTCGAGCTGTAGTATTGGCCTACACTGTTCCTGGTGCCAGTGAAAAAATCGCCTATAGATTAAAAGACAGCAATTTTAATTTCAATCAACTTGACTTTACCGTTGATCGTTACATGCTGGATAATAGCTATAGTCAAAACTATAATATCACAGGAAATTCTTTCAATACCGCCGAAGAAACTACATTTGATAGATACCCAAGTCTATCAAGTGCATTCACTGAACAAGGCACTGTTAATTATGCACTTAGCGTTGCCTATGAAGATATTGACAATAGACTTGTATCAGAAATACAAGAACTTTGGAATGGAATGGACGGTATTAAAAATTTCCGTGACGGCGATACTGTTGTCTTTGCTACTCAAGAATTCTTCCGCGGACAATTTGACATTGGTGAATACAATCAAGGTTGGACTGATGTACAGACCATCTGGGACGGCGATGATTGGGATTACGACAGCGATTTAACTGATAATCCTTATACCGAGGCACTACCTTGGACTGCTAACACTATATTCCAACCAGGATTCACAGTGGTGTACAACGATGTTCCTTATAGAGTAAATGCGCGATTCCAGTCCGGCACTAGTTTTGCTATCTTTAATGTATTCAATGGTCAATTTGATGAAAATGGCGGCGGATATGATGCAACAGGTCTTGAAGGAGAAATCATTGTACCAAACATGACACAGATTCCAATCAGTTCAGGCATTAATTTAACTGATGGACTTGGTTGGGATGCAGCTACCTATGTTCCCGGATACGACGAAAATCTATTAGACCCAACGGTACCCAACAAGCGTGCTGGTATTTGGCGTGTGAACATCAGTGACACGGATGTAGTAACCTTGACCTTTATACAGTCTGTGCCAATTAACGGTACTTTATACGTTAAAAACGGTTTCACCTATGGCGGAACTACTATCTACTATGATCCTGTTGTGAAACCCGGACTATTGTATCCAAACTACAGTATTATTCCTCAACAGATTGAAACTACCTACACAACCTTTGATGGCAACGGAACACGCTTCTTTAGTGATCGAGATGTGTACACTGTTCCAGGAAGCAATGATAAATATATTAAATTTGGTAAACTCGGAGTTTTTAATTAACCATGACATCATCAATTAACCCAAACAATATTGACGGCCAGTATCCTGTTGCCGGTCAAGATAATGACAGTCAGGGATTTCGTGATAATTTCACTAATATCAGAAATAACCTAACTTTTGCAAAAACAGAGATTGAAGACCTACAACAAAACGTGCTGTTAAAAGGTGCATTGTCAGGTGCTACACTAGACAACGAAATGAGTAACACACAGCTAAAAGGTGTTCAGTGCTTACGTTTTACAGAAACCATTGACGAACTAGGCCCTCTCAGCGGAACAGTTACAATAGATTGGCAACAAGCACACTTTCATGTTTTAGAAACCAGTGGAAGTGTAGAATTAGATTTCATTGGTTGGCCAACTAGTGGATTTTTTACTAAACTACGTTTAGAGGTTGACGTTACTAGCACAGCACATACATTAACATTGCCAACTGAAGTTACTCAAGGTGCACGTTTTATACGTGGTGCAGCCCTTGACAGTGTAACTGGTAAATGGACTATTACGTTTACACAAATTGGTGTTTATCAATTTGAATTTAGTAGCTACAACAACGGTACTACTATAACAATGTTTGATTTAACACGCAACAGTAACCCAGCATTAACTGATTATCAATATCTAACTCCAACAGCAGGCGGCTTTGCTAATATCAGCGCATACGCATCAACTGTTATTGTTAATCCAGCTGGTACTATTGCTAGTGCTAATATTAATTTTCCTGCAAATACCAGTGTATTAGATGGACAAACTATAAGTTTTGCCTTTGGAAATACCATTACTACATCAACGTTATTTGGTAATGGTGCTACAATCAGTGGTACGTTAACCACTGCTGGTGCTACAACACCTGCAAAATTCATTTACAAGCAATCAACAAACACTTGGTATAGATTAGGTTAATATACCAAAAATCATTGACTCCTTATAGTTTATGCTGTATAGTATAGCTATAAGGAGTTTTCTTTTATGAGCAATCAAATCGATCTAAACAAATATCAAGAGTTTGTTGAAGCTGTGACATCAGCAGAATCAAACTACTGCGGACAATTTGTAAGCCAACTACAGTATCTTAAAAGCAATTCAGATGTTAATTTTAGTCTACTGCTTACCGCAGTTATTGGCCTAAGTGCTGAAACAGGTGAGTTTGCTGAAATACCCAAAAAGATCTTGTTTCAAGGTAAACCATTGAATGAAGAAAGTCTATTTCATATGAAACGTGAACTAGGTGATATCATGTGGTATTGGGTAAATGCTTGCCGTGCTCTTAACCTAGATCCTAATGATGTTATTGCTGAAAACGTAAATAAACTACAGAGTCGCTATCCTGGCGGCACGTTTGACGCTTACTACAGCGAGAATAGGAAACAAGGAGACTTGTAATGCACCCATTGACCCCTGATTTATCTAAACTGACCGACGACGAACTACATAAAAAACGTGGCGAGTTGATGAATCGATTGACGTTTGCTTATCGTATGGGTCACTCTGATATAGTTGGACAAGCTCAATTAATTCTAGGCGATTACGAAGCAGAAATATCGCGTCGTAATCAAAAAATGCTAGAAGAAATGCAAAAAACTAATCCCGGCTTTAAAGACAAGATTGATATTAAATGAAATACGACCGCTACGGTAGAACTTATACAACTAGTAATGAGCTATGCGAATTACTATATAAAAATCCCGATTTAGATCTAAGTCTGTTTCAAGTTGAAGATCCGCAGGAGTTCAACAAAAGCCGACATGAGTTACACGCAGAAGTTCCTAACTTATCTGGATATGTTGAACTAGCAGAAAGTGTGGATGTGTTTGATCAACGCTGGCAAGCTAAATGGCACATGCCCAACGAATACAAAGAACTAGATATTGCTGAATATGTATTAGGGCTGTGCAAAGAAGATTACGAACTACAACGTGTAGGTCAAGAGTTACTGTTATTTCAAGAACGTGATGCGTTCGATCTATTACGCTATATGAAATATCTAGTAGATACTTTACGTAAACATAATATTGTTTGGGGTGTAGGTCGTGGTAGTAGTGTAGCAAGTTATGTGCTGTTTTTATTAGGAGTACATAAAATTGACAGCCTATACTATAATTTAGATATCGAAGAATTCCTCAAATAAATACGCATATATTAGGAGAAATAAACTATGGCTAAACAATACAGATCAGCTATGGGCAAGATTGTTGATATTGACGCACTGCGTCTTGCTAATGAAAGTGCCATTGCTCTGGGTAACATGAAAGTTAATGCCCGCGGTGATGAATTAGGTCCCGGTGGTAAGGTACTAAAAACTCGCGCTCAACTAATGCGAGAATATCACAAAATTAATACCCCAATGATGAACGATGATGTTGTTCTAGATACCGATGCACCTATAGTTAACAAACCCACCGGTAAGTTGACTACACCAATGGTAAAAGATACACCAATTTCAGACACTTCCGATGATGCCGCAACAGCTAACAAACCTCGTGGAAGTTTTGCAGAAGCTGTAGCTAATGAAACTGAAGTAAACACAGAACTGTTAGAACCAAAATCATTGTTAGGCAGTAACAAGCCTACCGGTGTACAACGTATTTAGAAAGGTGTAATATGACCAGCGTTTTTGAGCCAGATAGAATTAAATCTATTAGAGCACTAAGAGATCACGTCATTGTATGTGATATGAACTTTGATCAAAAAATCAGCCACGGCGGTATTATTATCCCCAGCGGCGATGGCAAACTAGAAGGCGTACATGCTCGTTGGGGTCGTGTGTACGCTATCGGACCTAAACAACGAGACATACAGGTAGGGCAGTATGTCTTAGTCAAACACGGTCGCTGGACCAGAGGTATTGATATTGTTGACGATGCAGGCGAAAAAACTATTCGTCGAATAGACAATGCTGATATTTTAATGGTAAGCGACGAACCAATGGTTGACGAAACCATTGGAGATGGGTTATAATATTAACAACTCAACTACAAAAGGCGTTCAATGAAACAATTATGGGTAGAACAGTATCGCCCTCGCGATATTGAGGGCTATGTCTTTCGCGATGAAGCACAGCGAGATCAAGTAAAGTCCTGGATCAAAGATGGTAGTATTCCGCATTTGCTGTTCAGTGGTGCTGCAGGCATTGGCAAAACAACCTTAGCTAAAATTCTTATAAATGCGTTAGGTATCGATGAATACGATGTATTGGAACTAAATGCTTCACGTACCAACAGTGTCGACGATGTGCGAGAAAAAATTACTAATTTTGTTAGCACTATGCCTTTTGGCAGTTTTAAGATTGTTTTGTTAGATGAAGCAGACTATTTGAGTCCAAATGCACAGGCTGCCTTACGTGGTGTTATGGAAGAGTATAGTCAAACTGCTCGTTTTATTTTAACCTGTAACTATCCGCATAAGATTATTCCGGCACTACACAGTCGTTGTCAGGGTTTTCATATTGAAAAAGTTGATCACACTGAATTCACTGCTCGTGCCGCAACTGTACTAGTAACCGAAGGGGTAGAGTTTGATTTAGATACCCTTGATAGTTATGTTAAAGCTACCTACCCTGATCTGCGTAAATGTTTAAATTTGTTACAGATGAACAGTACAGGCGGCAAATTAATTGCTCCTAGCGAAAGTAACAACAGCACCGCTGACTATAAACTTGCTATGGTAGATCTGTTCAAACATGGGAAAATTAAAGAAGCACGACAACTGTTATGCAGTCAAGCCCGCCCAGAAGAAATGGATGATGTTTTCCGCTGGCTATACGATAATCTACAGTTATTTGCAAAAACAGAAGAACAGGAAGACGAAGCAATTCTTATTATTCGCAAAGGGCTAGTCAACCATACTATGTGTGCAGACGCCGAGATTAATCTGTCAGCTACACTTGTTGAATTAAGTCAAATAGGATAACACTGTGAAAAATCTAAACATTTATCTAGTGGCAAATTACATAGGACGGCCAAAAGATCCTAGACGTACCTTTGAAAAAGGTTACGTAAATAATCCCGACAATATGATATATGATGAACACATATACCTATGTCGAGGATTACGCAACAAAGATCACCAAAACAGTGTTGTTTTGGATCTAACTGAACAAAAAATTATTAAAAATACCTTCAAAACAGGCGCTAGTTTTGAAGAAGCGTTTACTCACTACTATGAGGGTTACGGTGACTACATTGATGACTGTGTAAACAAATTAAATGAAGCGTTACAAGTTAAATGAGTGCGGAGCCCGTGGCTGGTTCTTGGGCGATTTTTCCGGTAGTGTACTACCCACAAAAGACTTTGAAGTATGCTACCAAAAGAATCCTCGCAGTCAGACAGCCAGTCATATTCATAAGGTTGCCCACGAAATTACATTAGTAATCAGTGGGCGTCAGATATGTAACGGACAAATGTTTGAAGCTGGGGATATTTGTGTACTAGAGCCAGGCGATATAAGTCAGATTGAATACCTAGAAGAAACCGAAGTAGTCACTATTAAAGTTCCAAGTGTACCTGGCGACAAATATCTTCTCTAAGAATCTTTAACACCGCAAGTTTGATTACAACGCCAAAGTCTGCCTTCCTTGTAGCTATTTTTACTCCAGGATTCTTCGACCCGATTGAACCATTCCATACACTCTCGTAATGGTCTTTTTAGAGCATTAATTTCTTCATTGCCTATCAGTTCTTTAATCTGTTCTAGTCCGTAGACATACGCAGGCGAATAAGTCTTTGGCATGATTCCTAGATAACAACAAGGGCTTACATCTCCATTGGCACTAATGTAGATTGTTCTGTCTCTAATTGTTTCGCAGTCAATTTTTTTATGCACCGGATCTGTATATTTTCTAGTTTTAGAAAACTGTATAATATCTTCTAAATGTTTGTGATATGTTTTATATTTGCCTACATCTTTGGAGCCAATGGAATGAGTATAGTTTCCATCTCTGTCATAGGCAGCACCCTGATTTCTACCATGGTCTACTGGAGTGAAATCACTAAAGCCTAATTCTTTAGCTAGTTTACGACATTGTTCAATTTGATGTCTATTATGATCAAACTCAATCATTTTCCATATGGCCGTTCCGCCAGCATTCATAAAAATTTTTGCATTTTTAATAACAGTATGCCAGTCGGTGTCTGCCCTATATAAACTATGGGTGTCTTCAAGACCATCGAGGGCAAATATGATTTCAATATTGCCTAATTTGCCCAAGGCGGTCCAAAATTCACGATCTCTGGCACTACCATTGGTACCAATGGACACAAAAAGTGACGGGTTGTGTTGTCTAAAATAACTAATAATTTCTAAGGATTCAGGGGCTAACATAAAGTCCCCAAAATTGCCATTGATGTACAATCTTTTTAACCTACCAATAAAGTCTGGTTCGAATATTTTTTTGATGTCATCTAAGGATAAAGAGGTTTCAGGATACCCTAAATTTATAGGGTATCCGTGAAAGTTTCTTGGACAAAGAATGCAACGTGCGTTACATTTCGTTGAAAGTTCAAGATGTATTACTCTTACATCTTCATATTTTATCATGCTACTATTTATAGCATTAGAATTCTTTATAGATCTTTAACACCTCCGCAACCGCCGGATGGCGCATGATATCTTTGCTTATAAATTCAACACCGGCTACGTACTTACTCTGTTGGTACGCAGCAACAAGACTCTTGAAGTCTAGTAACCCGTTGTTACTTTCACTACGGTCTGCCTGACGTGTATCACCTGTAACAACTATCTTGGAGCCTTCGCCGAGTCGCGTTAGGAGCATCTTCATCTGTCCAGGAGTGGCGTTCTGCATTTCATCTGCAACGATCCAACTATCCTTAAAAGTGCGACCTCTCATGTATGCTAGTGGAGCTATCTCTATTGTTTGTTCGTCTATCATACGAGCGATGTCTCTTGAACTATAATACTCTGCAAATACATCAAACAGAGGTCTAGTCCAGGGTTCCATTTTAGCGTTAATATCACCTGGTAGGAATCCGTGCTGTTCATCATCCACTCCTACCGCTGGACGAGTCATTACAATTTTCTTCACCTCCCCTTCTTTAAGTGCTTTAATTCCGGCTAACACGGCTAGCATAGTTTTACCAGTACCAGCAGGACCTGTGGCAAATACTATGTACTTGCTAGTATCTTCTAATAGGCTGATATATTCTTCTTGGTTCAAACTTTTTGGAATTAGATGTACTGCTTTACGTTGTTGAACATATTGGTTAAAATTTACTACGGTGTTATCTACTACAAATGCTTGTGCGTTGTTGCTACGACTGCTTCTGCGGTGTCTTGACATACTGCTCCCTTATTTCTGAATGTTGTGTGGACGACAGTATCCACACAAATATTTACAAGGTAATTTTAATGACAAAGTAAGCAGTTAAATCAGAATCTTCCAAACTAAATATTAAGCTGTCCTAGCAACCCACCTTTAAAACCTTTACTTGCTTAAATTCATAAATAACATAAAGAGCGCAATTACTATGGCTAAAATTATTGTTGAAAATAAACCAATATCTGATGTAATCGAAAACACCAAAGAGCTGTACATGACAGATTCTGCAACAGAAACACTCATGGACTTCGAACGTGTACTCGATGAATTAGATTTATATGTTTTTAAACACTGGAAACAAGGTGAGTTAGTTGAAGGACCAACCTACGAAAAATACTTTGTGACCTGTACATTTATGTGGCCTTATAAATTAATGCCAGATCCACGTGGCGCAGAACGTTTGCTTGACTACGACTGCGAAGTAAGCTATCGTAAAGATCTATTAGAATACCCAGTTAAAATTGAAAGTCCAGATGACTTTCAAGATGGCGGTAAAATGCCTAAGATGGCGCAAACACCAATTTGGCTAGTAACTATCACTATGCCTAAACAATTGATGCAGGAAATTAATCAAGGTAGCCTAGAACTAGAAAGTGCTACTTTAGATATGGAAGACATTGAGCAGGCCTATGAAGAAGGCACTGACGATGCAACAAATTTTGATCAAGAAGACGAGTTGGACAATGCACAAACCACTGCTTAGAGAAAATTTAGAGTACGGCGACTTAAAAAGACTAGTACACAACGAACTACACATCGACGAATATAAATCTAAGATGGGCAGTGACAGCGAAGTTTGTGTTGTAAGTTTTAAAGTCAGTGGTAAACAGCCCAGTGCAGATTTGGTTGCTTTTATAGAAAAGAGCTATGATTTTGTTCTAGATGCTGATGTAAGCTCTGGAGAAAAAGAAGACGGCGACTACCTGGTCTTTGTTGAAATTCCACGCAGTCCTGATACAGCATCTCAGATTGTTGAGATGATCAAGGACGTATTAAATCTAACCGAACAAACTGAAGAAGAATGGCGTGTTAGATATTATAAATCAACTGAAGATCATCCACTAGATGCAGACAAACTTCGTGAAGTTATTCCGAGTACACCAGAAGAATACGCCAGTCGATTTGGCGACAGCGAAGCTGAGGACGAGGAAGATGCCGAAGATATTACTAAAGATTTAGACGCATTGAAATCAGCTGCAGGTGTTAAAGTTAACACAGTAGCACCAAAGAACGAATACACAGAAAGTTTGAGGGTCGCAGCAGGAATAAAATAATAATTTAGGAGTTATCAACGATGCAAATTACAGCAGGACATATTCGAGCACTTTTCCCAAAATACAAATACCCAGAAGATCTAGCAGAAGCCTTAACAGAATCCTTTGACAAATACGAAATCAACACTGTTAACCGTGCTGCTGGTTTCTTAGCACAATGCGGACATGAAAGTGCCGGATTCACAATCTTACAAGAAAACTTAAACTATTCGGCCGAAGGTTTGAATAAGATATTTAAGAAATACTTCCCAACAGTAGCAGACGCACAACCGTATGCTCGCAATCCAGAAAAGATTGCTAACAAGGTCTACGGTGGACGTATGGGCAACGGCCCAGAGTCTAGCGGTGATGGTTACAAATTCCGTGGCCGTGGTGCTATCCAATTAACTGGCCGTGACAACTACACACAGTTTGCCAAAGCAGTTGGGCTTACAGTAGACGAAGCAGTGGCAGACTTAGAAACACTTGACGGTGCTATCGAGTCAGCCTGCTGGTTCTGGAAGAAAAATGGTCTAAACGGTATATGTGATAAAGATGATATCGTTCTAATGACTAAACGTATCAACGGTGGTACCATTGGCTTAGATGATCGTAAGAAACATTATGAACATGCTAAACATGTATTAAGTGGACATGTTGAAGAATCACACGGTGTCAACGTGGTTAATTACGAAACAGTACGTCTAGGTAGCAATAACGACACAGTCAAAGCAGTACAGGCTAAACTAGGACTTGCCGCAGATGGTAAGTTTGGACCAGGAACAGAAAAGGCAGTTAAAGCATGGCAAACAGCTAATGGCTTAACCGCAGATGGTATCATGGGACCTAAGAGCCTTGCTAAACTATTAGGATAATCAATGTTTTTACTACACTTTTTACCAGACAGTTTTCTTCATACTATAATTAATCTTGTGTTGTTTGCAGGCCTAGGTTTAACTGTCGTTGGCTTTTTCTTAGTAGGTTGGATACCTGGCCTGCGTAATTATAAATCATTAATACAAATCATTGGCGTTGTACTATTAGTGGCAGGTATCTACTGGAAAGGTGGTTATGGTGTTGAAATGGAATGGCGTGCTAAGGTTGCTGAACTAGAAGCCAAGGTAAAAGCCGCCGAAGCACAATCAGCAAAAGTAAACACAGTTATCCAAGAAAAAGTTGTTACTAAAATTAAACACGTAAAAGATACACAGGTTAAGATACAAAAAGAAATAGTTGAAAAAGAACGTGTAATCAACGGTGAATGCGTAGTACCAGAAGAATTTGTCAACATACTAAACAAAGCCGCAGAAAAACCTCAACCTGTAGTTGAAGTTAAACCAGGGGAGGTGGCAAAATGAGATACTTACTAATAGCATTATTATTAACCGGTTGTTCAACTCTTGTGCCTACCCGTGCTACTTTCCCAGATGTACCTAAAGAAATTGCTGAAGCATGCCCAGATTTAGAAAAACTTGCCGCAGAAACAAGTAAGTTAAGCGAAGTTGCTGGTACTGTAACTAAAAACTACAGTAGTTACTATGAATGTCAAGCCAAGCATGAAGCATGGGTTGAGTGGTACAAAGCACAACGTCAAATACATGAGAGCGTAAAATGAAAAAACTATTAGTTATAAGTCTAGCATTTTTATTAAGTAGTTGTGCTATTGTAGACATCTACCGTCAGGCTAAGTGGGATAACAACGAATACGCACTAGTTAATGATATACAGACTACTGCTACATTAGGCGCAGATAAATGTGGCACTAACGCGGTTGTTCCCTATGTAAACAAAATCTACGAAAAGAGTGTAGAGTTTAAAAACTATTCAGCGGATGTAGATCGCAACAAAGAAACACAAAAAATGTCAGAAGAATTACTAGCTATAACTAAAGGCCTAAAAGAGCGTTATAATAGCGGTGATGAACCCAGTCAAAAATACTGCGAACTAAAATTTACAGCTATTGAGACCAGCACAGGTACAATTAAAAGAGCATTAGGAGCTAAACCACGATGAGCACACAAAATGAAGTAGTAGCAGAAGCACGTACACTAGAAAATGAATTCAAAGCAGGACGTATCAGTGCTGCAGAATTAAAAGAATTATTAGAAGACTTAAAGCACAGTAAGGCTATTGTAGCGGCGGCAGGAGATTTAGAAGTTAAAGGTCAACTGTTTGAGCTAATTGATGGCATCATCGTTGCTGCAGGTGCTATTTAATAAATACTATTATAATTACAACTAGGAGCAATTATGACAACTCAAGCACAAAAGAAATCTGAAGATTGGATGACCACTAAGTGGCGTCCATTAATGGCTATTACATACATGGCCACAATCTGGTTTGACTTTATTGTAGGACCTATCTTATATAATCTATTACAATTTTGGAACCCAGGCCAGGCAGTTACAGCCTATGCCCCAGTTACCTTACAAGGTGGCGGATTATACCACATCTCAATGGGTGCTATTTTAGGTATTGCTGCGTTTACACGCGGTAAAGAAAAAGTAGCGGAGATTGAAGCGGGAAAACAGTAGGGGCTGGAGACGCCCCAGCAGAAAGTTCTCCTGTTTGGTTAGGTCAACCTGCGCCAGAGAGTGCTCCACAGGCACAACCTGAAGCACAACCAGCAGCAGAGTTTGAAGCACCTGAAGTTGCAGAAACACAAGCACTTACAGAGGCTCCAGAAGAAGTAGAAACTGCACAAGCAGTAGAGCCAGCAGAAGATCCAAATCGTCCAAAAAGACGTAAGAAATCTTAAACTGGTGAAAAATCAGTAGTAAATATAAGGGTAAGCATTGACGCTTACCCTTTTTTATTATATAATATACTTACTATGGCAAATGCGTACGAAACATTGGGTGTGCCTAAAGGGGCATCTGAAGATGAAATTAAAAAGGCTTACCGCAGACTAGCGGCCAAGCACCATCCTGATCGTGGAGGAGATACCGCTAAGTTTCAGGAAATACAATCAGCTTACGAAACCTTAACTGACCCAGTTAAGCGTCAACAGCATGATAATCCAGGATTTAGTCATTTTGATCAAGGACCGGGTGGATTCCAATTCCATTTTGGGTCAGGCATGGATCCAAACGATATATTTGCACAATTTTTTCAACAGGCTGGATTTGGACATCCACATAGACAACAGCGTAGAAATAAAGATCTAAGAATCAACATAGCTGTGGATTTAGCCAGTACTTTAGAAGATCAAGTAAAAACTATCAGTGTTCAGACTACCAAACAGGAAAAGTTTAACATTGATGTTAAAATACCGCGTGGTGTAAACAACGGTACAACTATTAAGTATTCCGGACAAGGAGATAACTTCTTTGAGAGTTTACCTCGTGGGGATTTGTATGTTATTATTAATGTAATGCCAGATCGTAGATTTGATGTCAATGGAATACATCTAGTACACAATCTTGAAATAACTGCTATTGAAGCAATGATAGGCATAGAAAAAGAAGTTGAAGGGCTTGATAATACAAAGTATCTTGTTAAAATTCCTCGAGGTTGCCAGTATGGTGCCAAATTTGGCCTACAAGGCAAAGGATTATATCAGATGAATACTAATTATCGCGGCGATCTAATAGTAAATGTTGTTGTAAAAGTTCCAACATTAACTGATGATCAAATAAAAGTACTTAAAACTCTATAATCCATTCTATAAATATTTTTAAAGGAAAGCATAGTGTCATTAAAATCTAATCCTGCAATCGAAGAAATTATCAAGGCGGCGGCTATCTTAGCCACAGAGTATCGTCACCGTTACGTGACCTTGGAACATCTGTTGATTGCACTGATCGAGTATCCAGAGTTTAAAAAACTTTTAGACGACTACGGTGCTGAGACTGAAAATCTTTTAAAAGATTTATACGAGTACACTAGCAAACAAGATCACATTGTAGATTTAACCGAGGAAGAAATTGTGCCACAGAGAACACACAGTCTAGAACGTGTGTTTAACCGAGCATTTACTCAGGTGTTGTTTACAGCACGTGAAATGATTGAGCCAATTGATTTATACATCAGTATTACCAACGAACAGAACAGTCATGCTGCTTACTTCCTAATCAAGTGGGGTATTAACCGTAAACAGTTAGTACAATTCTACTCTGAGGAGCACGGCGGAAATGCTAGAACTGTTAACAACACTAAAGATCCAAAGGCAAAACTTGACTACGTTAAAAAAGTTTTAAATGAATACTGCACTAACTTAAACAAACAAGTTGAAGATGGAAAAATTGATCCTGTAATTGGCCGTGAATATGAACTAGAAGAAATTGCTCAGGTTTTAGCACGTCGTCACAAATCAAACGTACTAATGATTGGTGACCCCGGTGTAGGCAAGACTGCCATTGCCGAAGGATTGGCCTATAAGATTGTTAACGGCGAAGTACCTACTTACCTAAAAGAATATATAGTGTACAATCTTGAAATTGGTAGCCTGTTAGCAGGCAGTAAGTACCGAGGTGAATTTGAAGAGAAACTTAAAGAAGTATTGTTTGCTCTAAGCGAAAAAGGCAAAACAATCCTGTTCATTGATGAAGCACATCAAATGCAGGGCGCAGGCAGTGGATCAAGTAGTAGTGTAGACTTTGCTAACATGATCAAACCAGCACTGGCTAAAGGTGGTATTAAAGTTATTGCTAGTACTACCTACGAAGAATACACACAGTCATTTGAAAAAGATCGTGCTTTAATGCGTAGATTCTATAAGTTATCCATTGACGAACCAAGTCCTGTTGTAGCTAAAGATATTCTACGTGGCTTGAAAGAACATTTTGAAAAGTTCCACAATGGTGTTATTACTAACGAAGCTATTGATGCCGCTGTAGACCTAAGTGTACGCTATCAAACAGACAAACGTCTACCAGACAAGGCCATTGACTTAATTGACATGAGCTGTGCTAGATTAAAGATACACAATGATTCCTGGGTAGTTGATCGTGATCAAATTGTTGAGACCTTAAGTAAGGCTACTAAGATTCCAATGGAAAATCTTAACAACAAAGAAACTGCTACAACACTTAACAATCTTGACAGTCTAATTAAAGACAGACTCTATGGTCAGGATACCGCAGTTGATCAAGTATTAGAAAAAATCTATGTGGCCAAAGCTGGATTAAAAGCACACAATAAACCCGTGGGCAACTTCCTATTCTTAGGTCCCACTGGTACAGGTAAAACTGAACTATGTAAACTGTTAAGCGAAAACCTTAGCATGAAGTTGTTGCGCTTTGATATGAGCGAATATCAAGAGAAACACAGCATGGCTAAACTTATTGGTGCTCCTCCGGGCTACGTAGGTTACGAAGATGGTAACCTAGGCGGCGGCTTGTTAATCAGCGAAGTTGAGCGTAATCCACACAGTATTATCTTGTTAGATGAAATTGAAAAGGCGCACCCAGACATCAGTAACTTACTGTTACAGATCATGGACGAGGGCACTATCACTGGCAGTAATGGTAAGAAAGCAGATTGCCGCCACGCTATTCTAATCTTAACCAGCAACTTGGGTGCTGCAGATAACGAGCGCAACAACATTGGTTTTGGTCGAGACTTGCTTAAAGACGGTCAAGACGACAGTGCTGTTAAGAAATTCTTTAAACCAGAATTCCGCAATCGTTTAGATGCTGTGATTAAATTCAACAAACTTGATAAACTGTCAATGAAGAAAATTGTTGTTAAGTTTGTCAATGAACTAAATGACCTATTGGGCGAAAAGCATATTAAAGTATATGCCACCGAAGCACTAGTTGATCATTTAGTAGAAGTTGGATTTGACCCTGCAATGGGCGCACGTCCACTGGCACGTAAGATAAACGAGATGATTAAAGTACCGTTAAGTAAGAAGATTTTGTTTGAAAATATTCGTGAAGGCAGCACAGTAACAGTAGGCTATACTAACGAAACTGTTGACTTTACCGTCACTGAACCTAGATTAGAATTATTGGAAAACAAAACTGTTGACGAAAACGGCTACATCATAGCATAATAATTTTATAGCCAATCAGGGCTCCGGTAAATAATAGTAGTATATTTTAGGAGCCCGAAATGGCAAAGTTACAAGAAGAAGTTTTAGTAGTTAAGGTTAGTAAGTTACTTAAAGACTCCGACGCTGAAAGTGCGATCCTAACCGCAGATACAGTAGCAAGTTTAGAAGCAGTAGTACAGGAATTAGCAGGTGCTAATACTCTTGTAGAAATTCAAGTAGCATAATTTATTCAATAAAGAGAGATTTTCAATGGCAAAGCGTATCAAACCCAATTCAACCCCCATGGTGACAGCGGCACCGCAACCTCAGCAGTATGACTTTAGTAAAGTACATATTCACTTTGGTATCCCTTGCTACGGTGGGCAAATTACAGAACCTTGTTTTACAAGTTTCTTACGTTTTATCTTACTAGCAAGTCGTGTGGGACTACAATGGTCACTAGACACCATGGTTAATGAAAGTTTGGTTACACGAGCACGTAATAACCTAATGGCCAAGATGATGACCAACGACAAGGCCACACACTTTATGTTTATTGACGCTGACATTCGTTTCCAGCCAGAAAGTATTTTGATGATGCTGGCCACAGACAAGGATGTTATTGGCGGCTTGTATCCTAAGAAAGCCTTGCCAATTAGCTATGTAATTAACGTACAACCTGGCACACAGATTATCAATGATTTGTTTAAAGTCGACACAATGGGCACAGGTTTTATGATGTTTAAACGTCATGTCTACGAAAAACTAATTGCCGCTCATCCTGAGTGCAAGTATGTTGACGATGTAGGACTAGGCAAACAATACGAGCCAATGATGTACAGTATTTTTGATACTGCCATCGACGAAAAAGGTCACTATCTAAGTGAAGATTGGTTGTTCTGTCGTCGTTGGGCCGCTATAGGTGGCGAAATCTATGCTCATAGTAAAGTATTGTTGAACCATAGTGGTCATTATGAGTTTGCTGGCGATCTTGATGTGCTAATTGGCAAGAAAAAAGCAGAGCACCCAAACGAACACGATCCTAACAAGAAGTAATTATGGCAGAGAATCTCACTTTTAAAGTTACACTAAGTGGTACCTTTTGGGAAAAAAGACCACAGTTTAGTATTTGGTTAGATGAACATGTGGCTGTACAAAGTGAGATTCCTGATCAACAACCTCACGTATTTCAATTCTCGCACGAGTTAGACGAAGGTACGCACTCACTGAAAATTAGATTAGAAAACAAAGAGCCCAGTGACGTCGTCAAAGACAACCCAGACAGCGAAAACTACACTATAGTCAAAGATATGTTGTTAAACATTGAAGACATTGAAATTGATAACGTGTCTCTTGGTCGTTTAATCTGGAACACAGAGTTTATCTTAGACGAGCCTGTTGAGTATCAAGGTCAAACTATAACAAAATTAAAAGAGTGTGTAAACCTTGGCAACAACGGCACCTACATTCTAGAGTTTTCTAGCCCCTTCTACATTTGGCTTCTTGAAAATTTATAACTAAATATAGTAAGAGAGTTAAATTTTACTATGTTTTTAAGAGATCTTTTTGAAGCTGATACTGCCAAACACGCTGCATTTTGCTTTGGTCGTATGAATCCCCCAACTATTGGGCATCAACAGTTAATCAATACTGTAGCTCGAGCAGCTCACGGTGGCGATTTCTTTATTTTCACTAGTCAAAGTCAAGACCCTAAGAAAAATCCGTTAGACTATCAAACTAAAGTTAAATTTTTACGTGCTTTATATCCAGACTTGGCCAGTCACTTTGTCTACGAGCCTAGTTTAAAAACTGTGATCCAAGTAGCGCATTGGTTATATTCCAAAGGATACCGTAGTGTAACTTTTGTGGCCGGTAGTGATCGTCTAGCTGACTTTAAAGAATTGTTAACAAAATACAATGGCGTAGAAGGTCCCAACGGCATGTACAAATTTGATCGTATCAACTTTGTCAGCAGTGGTGAACGCGACCCCGATGCCGAAGGTGTAACTGGTGTAAGTGCTAGTGCCGCTCGTGCCGCTGCCCAAGCAGGAGATTTCAAAGCATTTGCTCAGGCCACCGGTGCAGGTAAACTAGCACAACCTTTATATGATGCTGTACGTCAAGGCATGTTATTAGAAAACGTAACAGGCAAATTACCACCAGGCGAAACTATGAATATTGATGGCGCCAATTTAGTGAGATTGCGTAAATTACCTCAATATAAACAGGGATATGATGCTCAAATGAGAATGTCCACCGGTACTCCTAACAATTCATACGAATTAGGATCAGATCAATATAATGCGTTTTATATTGGTACAGGCGATGCTTTTGCTAAAAAAAACAGTTTTATTAATGATGTCGCAGAAGATGCCAGTGGGTATATTCCTAAAAATAAACGAGAAGCAAAAGACCCACGCTGGAGTATGGCACTGAGTGTAGATGTAACTCCAGAAACACCAACTAAAAACGCACGTGCTTTCAGATTGATCTAAATGATATATTATCTAACCTTAGATGTTCGTTGTTATAGACCAAATTGGGTATTTGAAGAACATAATAAAATAAAGTATTCTACACCAGGTTACAGAATCTATGTAGACAAAGATTTATTAGTAGAGCGTAGCTGGGTATGGGAAGGTAATAATTATATTACAGAAAATGTCTTTGTTGAATTACCCGAAGGTGAATCAGGACACAGCCTTAGATTAGAGCCAGCGTTAGCCAATCCGGCTCAGGCCAAATTTAGTATATCTAATCCAACAATTAATGGACACTCGATGCCATTGGTCTGGCGCGATGACTTCTTCTTAGACTTAGGTTTCAATACCTAGCGATAAATATAGTATATGAGAATAAATGAAATTTTAACAAAACCCCTTAAAGAAAATGCCAGTGCAGGTGCTACAGGTGCCGGAGCAGTGGCTACAAGCATGGGTGGCGGTGCTGGATTTGGTCTAAGTCCTTTTATGCGTCAGCCTGCTAAAAGAAAAGCTAAAAAGAGAAAATAAAGATGGATATACGAGCACTCTTAGAAAAGATGTACAAGTTTGCCGGTAGCACGGACCAAAAACAAGGTCCTGCTGGACAATTACGTGGCAGCAACAAAATGCCTAAGAAGGGTGGCAAACATCCAGCATATCATAAACTTGTGGGCGACAGTGTTGAACCAGAAGGCAATATGCTAGAAGACCTAGCACAAGAGGCACAGGATAAATCAATTGAATGGAAACTAGCTGAAGCCTGGGCTGAATTCAAAGAAGAAGCATTTAAAGATACAGCAGACAAACGTCCAGCACGTGCAGGAAGTCGTCCCGATCGTGAATATACATCAGATGATAAGCCAAGCAAACGTTACAAAAAAGTAGGCGAGGGCGAGTGTATTGACAAAGAAAAAATTACTAAGTTCCACTCTAAATTAGATGATCTGGTACACAGTACATTTGGTAAACGCCCTGGTGAAATGCAGGAATCTGCCGCAGAACTAAATGTGGGAGATGATGTCATTATCACCGGTCCAGTAGAACACCAAGGCGAAACTGGTGTAATTGACAGCTTTGGCAAAGATAAAAGTTTTGTAGTTGTAAACTTATACAACCACGGTAAACAAAGTTTTAACAGCAGTGATGTGAGCTACAATGACTATGCTGACAGCGATGCTGAAGAAGCAGAAATGTATGATCGTGACCCAGACTTCCGCAAGTGGGCAGACACACAGGTAGATGAAGGATTCTTTGGCGATCTTAAGAAGAGTATTAATACAGGTTATGCTACCGGCTTAAGAAAAGGTCTAAGAAGAACTATTAAGCCTGAATATCATGATGAATATGGCATCGATTCAGTTTTAACAAAAGATCAAGCTGTTGAAATATTAAAAGCTGCTAAGGCCAACGGTCATCTTATCCCTAAAACAGAAGGTTGGGAAAGTGGTCCTGAAGAACGTGATAGCTACGAACCAGATCCAGACTACGGCTACGATGAAAAACGTCAACGCGAACTTGATGCTAAAGCAGACGCAGAAAATGCTCGTCGTCCACAACAAAAAATTTACACATTACTTGGTCGTGGACCCAATATGGAACCTAACTACAAGTTCCCAGGTGAATATACCAGCCAAGAAGACGCTATTGCTGCACGTGCTAAGTTAATGGCGGATCCTAGAACGCCTAATCCAAATATGATTGGCATTCATTCATATACAAAATATTTAGATGAAAGCCAAGGTGATCCACACAAAATTCTACTTAATAAATTAAGAGATATTGAGCGCGGTAACAATCCTACAGTACCTTCGGCAGACGACGATGCTCGCCGTGCTGAACAGGGTAAAGAAGACTATCGCAAGTACGTAGAAAAAATGAAGAAGAAAGATCCTAACTTCGTTCCGCTGTATAAAATGGACGAGTATGGCGCTGCTGGAGGTGCTAGTGCGGCAAAAACTACCAGCACTTCAACTACTCCAACTGCTACTAGTAGCCCAGAAGAAAAACAAAAGGCAGCCAAAATGGCACAGGCGGCCACTACAGTAAAATCTGCAATTGGTACAACTGCGCCCACAACTAGTGTAGTTAAAGCACTAGATACAGCTACACAGGGTAAAACTGTTGGTAGTCAAGATATGAAAATCTTAGAACCAATGATGAAAGATATGGCAACTGTAGCACAAGAGCCAAGATTAGCTAATCAATTTAAAACTTTAGTTAATCAAATAAATCAAACACAACGTCAACAAAACAAATAAAAAGGGCCGAAAGGCCCTTTTTGTTAATCATCAAACGCTTCGGGTTCAACTGCTTCTTGTTGTAGTTCTCGATCCAATCTTTTTAAGAACGATTTAACTGTAGTAAGTTTATTATACAATCTTGCTGATCTCTTTTTGTTTAGATACAAACAAAACTTGCCAGCATCATCTTTTTTAACTTCTGCTAGTGTATCTCGCTTGTAGCCAATGTTGGCCACATACACCGGATCTACATCTAATAGATTATCAAACCCTAATAGAATACTGTCTCCACGGTGTCCAATTTTAACTAATCTTAGATTAAATTTACCACTATTATTAACCTTGCGTAGGATAGTAGCAGCTAGTAATACATTGTTATCTGCAACTTGAATACTACCATCAGGATCAAACCAAAAATCTTCACCTTCGTAAGGGCCATTGATAGGATCGGCAATAATGTCGTTGAGCAATTCTACTTGGTTCATAATACACCTTGATCTGTTGATAATAGAGCAATTATACAATATTTTCTAGCATTTGTCAACCAGAATTTTGATTAATGTTTAGTTTTAATATTGATAAATATCATATAAAGCTATAAAACGGAATAGGGCATGTTACTAACTGAGTTTTTCACTACCGCGGAGGGCGACTCGTATGCAAAGTCTACGTCAGCGTCGTCAATTGCAGAAGCTAAACGCAAAATATCAGCATCAGAAGATCCGTGCTGGAAAGGGTATCACATGGTGGGTACTAAGTCTAAAGATGGTCGTGAAGTCCCTAACTGCGTACCTGGTGCAAAAGGTTCAATGAACGAAAGTGAAGAAATGAGTCACATTATACAGGCTCGAGAGTTGGTAAAAAAGGCATTAAAAGACACAAATAAACGTCACGAGTATTTTGATTATATCAAATACCTACGTGCCAAACATGGTGCTGACTACAGCACACAAATACATCAAGCCGCTACAACATTTGACAAGGAAACACATAATGGCCGTTAAAGAAACAGTAAAACACATAAGACCAGGTACCTATACATACACAATACCTGCTGGAGTTTCAACGGTTGAAATTCACATATGGGGTGCTGGTGGGGCTAATGGCGAAGGTGGTGTTGAAACCACAGTAGTAGTAGGGCAACAGGCCGCTGGTACAAGAATCGTAGGACAAACACAGACAGGTTCAGTTGAAGTCGGAACACGTGTGGTAACAGAAGCTGTCCCTGAAACAGTCATTCCGGCAGGCAGACAAACATTCTCTCAAGCAGGTACATTTACCGCAGTACTACCCTCAGGTGTTACCACTGCAACAGTGACAGCCACCGGTGGGTCAGGAGCTCCTGCTGTAGCAACTACTAGCAACGCAACTAGAAAATAATAGAAGGTTATAATTCATGGGACTCACAACCAATACCAGAACAGCATTAGTTACAACAGGATCTAGTGGAACAACTACTACTCAGACAGTTAGTGTTCCAACCGGTGCTTTAACAGTAACAGTCGGAGCCGGTGGCACTACAGGATCTGGTGGTGCTTCAAGGGTCGCAAATGGTACTAATACGATTGTTATTGGAGGAGGCGGAAATCCTGTAGCAATTAATCGAACAAACGTAGCATCAACAACTAAATATGGCACAGTTCAGAATGCACCCACGGCTGTTACTCGGGGAACCCCAGGACAAGTGGTTGTATCTTGGCAAGAAACAGTTATACCAGGCACCCCAGCAGTAACAGAACCAGTATATCAACCTGTTTACAGTCCTGTGTACGAAACTGTATATCAACCAGTGTACTCTACAGTGCCCGGTGCGGCTGCCGGTCGTGGCGCAGGCGGTGGTTATGTTAAAAAAATTATTGAAGTTAAAGAAGGCGATGTTCTTACCATTGGAGTAGGTGCCCCTGGAACAAGCTATGTTGGTGGCCAGGGTTATGTACTATCTACTGCCAGCGGAGGAACAAAACCCCTAATAGAAATCCCAATGAGCAGTGAAGACTGGGTGCTTCCGTTTACGTCTGATGCTGGTACAATCAACGACATTTGTATAGCGGTAATTGACGAGGTAAGCGTAAGAGACTCAACTATAGACGCAAACTGGAACATTTTCCGTAGTAAGTGGCCTACAAGAAAATTTTATCTCTTAAGACCTAGTGACAGAGACATTCATTTACCTCCAGGATTTGCCAGCGATCCTAATGCTTTTGGTCCAATTACTGTTAATAGAGATAACGGTAATGCAAACTTAACCTCAGATTGGTTTACACTTGCCAACTGCGATACATTAGTTGCAGGTGCAAGTATTAGACTGTCAGTAGACCGTTCAGGTAGTTTAGGTGGAACAAATAACAGTGCTGTTAGAGCTAGCTTAGATCTCATGAGAACAAAAGCAAGTTTTGATTCGGGTATTAATTACTCCGGAGGAAGTGCTGGCACAGGCACAGCTCGTGGTGGTGGTGGCGGTGCAGCAACCGTAGTACTTCTCAATGGTGTAATTATTGCTGTAGCCGGAGGTGGCGGTGGTGGCGGTGCTGGTGGGTCCAGTACCAATGCTGGTACTAGCGGTTCTCCTGCAAGTGCATCAGGACTTGGCCGCGGAAGTCAAGGTGTTGGCGGATCATCTCCCCCAGGTAACATTACCGGTGGCGGTGGCGGTGGCGGACACTACGGTGGAGCTGCTGGCAGTAGCGGCACACGAGGTACTGGAGGATCTGGTGGTGTAAATTATGGCGGACTTGTATCTTTAGCAGGTTCAGGTGAAACTCCTGGTGGCGCTACAGTCAGCGAATATCCCGGAGGTAGAGTTGGTTATGCTGGTTCTAGTGGCGGCGCTGTTTTAAGTTTTATTAAATCATTTAATGTTTCTTATAAGCATGCTGGAGATTGGCGAGATATTGACAAAGCCTGGATCAAACTTCCAGGTGGACGATTTGGCGAATGGCGAGAAATTTATAACGGCTGGGTAAAAGTCAACGACGAATGGAGACCATTGATAACTTCTGGTCGTATTACAGGTACAGAAAATGTTTATATCCCAGAAGCCACATACACTCTTTCTGCTAGCACTGCTATTATTAACGAAGGACAAAGTGTTACATTTACACTTAGAACCACCGGGGTGCCACTACAAAATCCAGTAAGTTACGTTGTAACAGGGGTAGAAGCCAATGACTTGGCATCTGGTAGTAGTCCATTATCTGGTAACTTTATAGTAGGTACCAATGAATCTGTTACCTATATCGCAAGGTCGGATCTTACCACAGAAGGTAGCAAAACTATAAGAGTATCATTAACCAACGGAAAGAGTTTTGCTACCTGTTTAATAAATGATACTTCAACTACTCCTATTGCTGCATATAATTTAACAGCATCCACACCATCAATTAACGAAGGTGGTTCTGTAACATTTACCTTGTCTACAACTAATGTAGCCAACGGAACAGAAATTGGCTATTACTTAACCGGTATTACCGAAGATGACCTAGCGTCAGGTTCTGACAGTTATCGTGGAAATTTTGTAGTAGGTCTAACCACTACAAAAACTTTTACGCTTAAAGAGGATTTATCTACTGAGGGTGCAGAAACTATACGTTGTAACCTAAATGGCCTAGGTATTAATGCCTACGCCCTAGTAAACGATACTTCATTGACCCGTCCATCGGGCAGTGAAACATTTACCGTAGCCGGACAGGGTTTTTGGACTGTTCCTGCTAGAGTTACCGCAGTAAGAGTAACTGCGTATGGCGGCGGTGGTGGTGCTGGTGGTTCGCATTCAGGATGTGAAAATCCAGGTAGTCACTATGGAGGCGCTGGCGGCGGAGGTTATGTAACTACAAAAATTATCAATGTTACTCCTGGTACACAAATTGCATATACTGTCGGTGCAGGTGGCGCTGGCGGTACAGCACAAAAAACTGGAGCCACTGGAGGCACCAGCACATTCAGTTCAGTTAGTGCCAGTGGAGGTAGCGGAGGTATCGGAAATACTAAAGCAAAACCTGTCGATGGTGCCGGTGGCACAGCAGGTAATGGCGGTGCATCTGTTAAAAGAAGTGGTGCCACTGGTGGCAATGGCGGTCCTGGACGTATTTTTATAGAATGGAGCCCATCCATTGGATAAGTATTACTAAATTCAATTACACAGAGGTTTTCAAATGTCAAATATTACTATTAAAATTGTTGAAGTAGAACAATCTACAATGCGTTTGTTGGTTAAGGCAGCCAGCGACAAAAGTCTGTATTCTGTAGATGACTACGATCCAGTTGCATTTCAGTTAACTGATATTACTTTAGATACACCAGAAAAATTTATCAATGCTATTAAAAATGACGTAAGCTATGTAGTTAGTCTACGTGACGCAGCAGAACAAGTTATTAAAAATATTGATATAGAAAGTTGGGCAGGATATACACGAGTTGTTGAAGCGACTCCTATAGTAGAGTCAGCACAACCAGACCAAATTATTCCTTCATTGAGCAATCCTGAGGTTACCTTATGATAGTTAACTCGGCTGTTAAAAACAACAGCTTTGTCTATTGTTCTGTATATCAAAGTGCTCATGAATCTACCAGTTATCATAACATTGGTAACGGGCATTTTCATCAAGCTATCTATATAGTTGAAGGCCACGGACTAGCATCAGTTAAGGAAGATCCTACATTAGATCAGACTTTAGCCGCTGGTAATCTCTATGAGATATCATATACATACGACAAAAATATTGTAACCAAAACTTCTGAATCTGGATTAAGCATGATGATGTTCAATCCTATTCCAGAAACAAAAAAATTAAAATTTGAAGTATTAAAAGGTGCACAAAAAAGAATTGTTTTGGCCGGTGATCAACGAGTCACGGTGGTTTGTGTAACTGGCCCTGTGCAGATTAAAGATAAAGAATTAGCTAGTATGCAGTTTGCTGTAGTTTTTTCAAATACCTCGGCGGAATTGGTTATGCAAGAGCATCATATTTGTATACTAGTAACAGGATAACTTACAAGGAAATATTATCAATGAAAAAACTATTATTAACACTATTACTAGTGAGTTCAACAGCGTGGGCAGGCATCAATCAAAGTTGTCCTCAGTTCACTCCTGCAGGGGTACCAGCTTATACAGCTAAACCTGGCGATCAAGAGATTTGTCACAAGAACTATGCAGTTATACATCGCTGTGACGTTAAAGCACCATCAGCAGTGTTTGAACACTTAACGCAGGCTGCTATGTCAGGACCTGCTAAACGTAAAGATGACTTTCGCCCTGATCCTCTTGTTACTCCTAACTGTCAAGCACAATTAAGTGACTATGCTACTGTAGGTAAAACACACGATCGTGGTCATATGAGCCCTGCGGCTAATAATACACAAGACGCAGATATTATGAGCGAGAGCTTTTTCTTAAGTAATATGCAACCACAGGTAGCCAACAACAATCGTGGTGCCTGGAGATTGTTAGAAAGTTCAGAACGTGATCTGGCTAAAGCAGGTGGAGATTACTATATTATCAGTGGCGGTATATGGGACGCTGGATATCAAAAAACTGGCAATGGTTTGGGTATTCCAACACGCTTGTATAAGATCATTTACAATAAAACAACTAAACAAGTACGTGCATTTTTAATGCCTAATGCACCTATTAGCCCAGCAACAGATTGGCCTAAATACGAAACTACTTTAGCGGCTGTTGAAGCTGCAACTGGAATGAAGTTCAAATTCTAAACGGTCCAAATCGACCAAACCGCCCAAGTGGCGGTTTTTTGTTAGCGAAATTTAAACAATAATCTTGCTACGTAATACTGAGGATTAATATACTTAACCCATTTAGGTCCTAGGAAAATATCATCCCATGTACGTGGAATAGTAAGATAGTTTTCGTGATGATATAAATGCCAACTTTGATTTAATGCTATTGGAAACAAAAACCAATAGTCGCGCTCACCAAATTTACTCATATACCAGTCATGTTGCCCATCAAAAATAATCTTTGATATCAAAGGAATTAAAAATAGGTAAAAGAAATATTCAAAGCCAAACAGTGCAATAAACAAAATAAACAAACAAATTCTAATTTCAGGTATGTATTTAAAAATATATGAACATGATTTATGTTCGTTTTGCATTTTAAGTAGATCTGTGCCGTTGGGCTTTTTAAAAAAATGACACTTAAATATGTGTCTTAGTATTTCTTTAAACTCATTGACTACATGAAAAAATGTATCTTGCTCTTGACGCCAAAACTTATGATGTCTAACATGAACATTGATCCAGTTCAGACGGTCAGCATATAGAGTAGGATAGACAAAGTATAAAACAAAATCTACTAAGTGCCCGGCAAATTTATTTTTTGGTATTACATATCCATGTTCAAAATAGTCATGTTTTGGGAATTCTAAAATAGCCCATAGTATCCAGGTTATTAATATTGAGTATAAAAATAACTGTAGGTTCGCAAAGTAAACCAATCCAAAAATTATCAATGGACCGTAAACATATTCTTGTCTTTCAGGTAGGATATTTAAGAAACTTTTTATTTTAATATGCAATTTTTCATGCCAGTACATAGGTCTACATCTAGACAATTTTGACTTTAATTCGGTAGTATTTTGAGGGAAATAGTCTATTAAATCAAGACTGTATCCGCCCTCGCGTAACAGTTTTACTAATACTGCCTGGTCATCTATAGATAAATCAGATTGACTCCAGTCAAGATTTGTGTTATGCTTTATTGCTTTAACAATTTTATTAACTAGTTTGTTCTTAGATGCGGTATGGTAATAGAATGATAATGCTTCTCTCAGTTCGCCCACTGAAACTTCGTTGATTTTTTTATGATATGTAGAAGAAAACCACTGTTCAAATTCAGGGCTGTTAAGAATAGACTGTTCCATTCAAATATTTATAGAAACCCGTTTTAACTAAATATAATAATGAAAGCGCAAGAATTAATCAGAGCAACAGAAAACACTAAGATCTATCTAGATATGGATGGTGTTCTCGCTGACTTTTTCCACGAGTATGCTAAACTAGCAGGAGTGCCCCCAAATGAATTTGGACGACACGATTATCGTAGCATTCCACCAGCTAAAGAAGATCCAACACTAAACAAGATGGTAGGTACTGATTTCTTTGCTCGACTACCAAAGTTTTCAACAGCAGACAGTTTGGTACAGTTAGTACTAAGCTACGTGCCAACATACAATATTTGTAGTAGTCCACTGCGTGGAGATCATGCAAACAGCGAGCGTCATAAGCGTCGTTGGATTGAACATCATCTACGCCCAATGCCCAAAGATATTGTTATCACTGGGCAGAAAGAACACTGGGCAGTAAATCCTGATGGTAGCCCTAATATTTTAATTGATGACCGCGGTACTAACATTGAACGTTGGCGTGCTCGTGGCGGCATTGGTATTAAGTATCAAGCTGACGAAGATAGTTTGCAGAAAGTAGCACAGGGATTGGCACTAGCATATGGCCGTTAATTTATACGAAGGTGGTAACATTTTTAAGCAAGCAGATGGTAGCCCTGCTACTGTTCGTATTGCTCGCGATAACGTTGTGCCAACTGTACAATGGTTAGAGCAACTTACGGGTCTAAATCTTGTAGACAATATGCTAGGCAGCACCGGTCGTAAAGAAACTTCTGGTGATTTAGATCTAGGAGTTGATAGTACTAAAGTTAGTAAAGAAGTGTTGATACAACAGTTACTACGCAAAGGTATTGACCGTAATGACATACGTAAAACTGGCGACAGTGTACACTTAAAGACACCAATATTAGGTGATCCTAGCAACGGTTATGTACAAACTGACTTTATGTTTAGCGATAATCCAGCATTTCAAAGTTTTAGCTATGCTGGCACAGGCGCAGGCGAATTTAAAGGTGTACACCGTAACATACTGTTAGCCAGCATTGCCAAGGCACTGGGCATGAAATGGAGTCCAAAGTTTGGACTGGTTAACAGAGAAACTAACGAAGTAATCAGTAACAATCCACAAGAAATAGCCAAACAATTAGTCAATGGTACTATACAGGACCTGGCCAGTGTTGAAACTATATTAAATAAAATTAAAGGTCGTGCCGACTATGATCAATTAACCGCAGATGCACGCGAAGCATTTGCCCGAGACAATTTAGTACTACCAGAATCTGCTCCTTTGCCTGGAACAGGCGAGTGGTTTAGAGCATGGCGCAACAGAGATATTTAAAATGAGAGCAAGACAATTTATATTTGAATATAGTAGAGAAAAGACTGCTGGTGTGTTTGGTAAGAAACTTCTGGCCGCGTTAGCCAAAGATACAAGTGTTGACAGTAGAATTGGTATGCTAAAGGATATTCTTAAACAACCAGAACCAACAGCCGCTGCAGAAGTATTAGATCGTGTTATGGCTATGTTAGAGTCTGCTGATCCTACAGCCAATAAAGAATATGTACAGTGGTTAGCCAAAGTCTACGCCAACGAAGGTGTTAAGATGGAAGACCTGCTGAGTAAAACAGTTGAATGGCTACAGAAATACGATCTATACAAGAAGAAAAAGTTCTTTACAGGGGTTGATGCTAAACTTGCCAACATCATGAACTTGAAGTGGAAGGACCTATGGGAAGTTAGCATACGTGCCGACTTCCAGATGAAGATTAAACAGCAAGAAGAAAAGGCAATGCCCCGAGGCGATGCTGAAGTAGTCTACGAAAACGGGCAGGTTCGCATTATTGTGCCTAAAGATAAAGAAGCAGCTTGCTACTATGGACAGGGCACTACATGGTGTACAGCAAGTACACAAAGTACAAACTACTTTAGCAGTTATAGCAAAGATGGTCCGCTGTATATCCTTTTACCAAAGCAGCCCAAATATGAAGGTGAAAAATATCAACTACACTTCCCAAGTGGACAGTTTATGGATGAAACAGACAGCCAAGTCAATGATATTGTAGAATTACTAGACATGCGCTTTGGCGGTGATGTAGCAGAATTCTTCATGGAACGCGAACCAGAGATTAAAGACTGGTTAGTGTTTACTCCAGACGAAATGCTAGAGCCACTAATTGCTAAGATCAAAACCGCAGTAAACGATCACGTATATGAAATAGTCAACGAGTGGGAAGTAGAAGATGACTATTGGTATGAATATCTACGCAAAGAGGGTTACGTATATCCAGAAGGTCATGAAGAAGAAGGCGAGATTGACTGGGACAAAGTTGCCGAGGCTGACCTAACCTACACAGACTGGAACTATGATGCCGCTGACTTTATCGGTAGAATAGTTGGCGCAGTAGATCTAACTCCGCGCGAAGTTAAAGAACTAGCACAAGAAGTGGGCAGTGAATGGGGTGCCGATACACAAACAATCAGTGACCTTGACAAGATCATGGCCTACAGCATTGAACAGACTAACAGTCGCAACCAAGGCGATGGTGGTGTAGCAGAATGGTTACACGAACACATATACATTAAGAAACGTGATGGTAAGTGGGACGTGAGTTTGCTATACACACAAAAAGACGGACAACGTAAAGAATACGAGATACGCTAATGAGAGACATCATAAACCTACTAGAAGCCATCGATAAAAATTGCCCTCGAGCAACCTATGACATTGATGAGAATCTAAAGAATCGTCAAAAGGCCATAGATGAATATCACTACGGTCCTGCTAATCCCAACAAGCCAGAAGACTATTGGAAGGCCAGCGCAAAGATATTTGGTGTAAGTGAAGCCACTGCTAAGACTATGCTGTGCGGTAACTGTGCGGCATTTGACGTCAGCGACAGTATGCGCGAGTGTATTGGTAAAGGCATACAGGGCGATGAAGATAACATAGATGCTAACGCTACAATTAATCTAAGCGACTTGGGTTACTGTAACTTCCTTCACTTCAAATGTGCGGGGTCGCGTAGTTGTAAAGGATGGATTACTGGCGGACCAATTACAGAAAAAGACAAGGGTAAACAAGCAGATTAACCCTGGCTTTTCAAGTAAAATGATAAATAACATTATGTTAATATATAAAGTTACTAATCAAATCAATCACAAATCCTATATTGGGAAAACCGAATTATCTTTTTCCAGGAGAAAATCAAATCATTTGAGTGATGCTAAAAGAGGATGCGAGTTTGCTTTTCATAGAGCATTACGTAAATATGGAGAAGAAAACTTTACCTGGGAAATTATAGAAGACTGTATAGAAGATAAAACTCTATTAGACGATAAAGAAAAATATTATATCGCACTTTACGAAACTTTTGGACCCAAAGGTTACAATATGAGTGAAGGTGGAGAAGGGCAAACAGGCTGGATACCCTCTGATGAAACTCGTGTTAAATGGAGTAAGCAACGAAAAGGAAAAGATCCTTGGAATAAAGGAACTGCTAAACCTAAAAAAGTTCTTACTGAAGAAGAACAAGCCGCAAAAAAAGCAGATGCTAACCGTAAAAGAAGCGAAGCAAATAAAGGTAAAAAAACTTGGAACGCAGGACTAAAAGATGTATATGGTAGAACTACTTATAAAGTAATATACAAAGATGGAACTGAAAAAATAGGCACAAAAGTAGATTTAGGTTTACCTAAATATGTAATAGATTATATGTTCAAAGATAAGTGCGGTTCTCGTAAATATAACATTGAACGTATAGAAAGAGTTTAGTAAAAACAAAGGTAAAAAGGCAGACTAACATGAGAGCACATGAAATATTAAAACCTGTTGCCGAGGATGACTACACAGATCACGATGATCCGCAAAAACTAAAAGACATGTATCAATACTACGTAAACGTACGGGGCATGGACCCAGAAGAAGCCAAACGTAAAGTCTACGATAGAGACGGTGAATAAAAGTGCGAGCTTGTGAGTTTATCTCAGAAAACAAAGTTCGTCCTAACATTGATATTGAATGGGACGGTAACTTTAATGTTTACGCTTTCATTGATGGCAAGCGAGTGGGTCATGCTGAATTTGCCAGCGATGATCCAGAAGGTATGGGTGGCTTTTATGCAGTCAGCGTTGGAGTTAACCCGGAGTATCGCCGCATGGGTGTTGCTACTGCTATGTATGATGCCGCAGAAGAAAAGTTTGGTGAGATTATTCCTAGCGAATCTCAAACAGATGATGCTCGTGCGTTTTGGAGATCACGTGAACTAAGTGAAAACTTATCTAACACACAGATGTTACGTTACATTAAGAAAATACACCCAGATTTTCACCCAGATGTACATCACAGTGTACTAAATCATGAGGAGTGGGAATTAATTAACTATCCTGTTGATAAGTTACGTATAGCAGATGAAGATGATGTTGAAGATCCCTACAATAGAATTATTATGGTAGACCCAGACTATGCTAGCGACTTACCGGCAGAGCATATTAAAGATAACCCCATTGTAGTAGATGCTGATGGTTACATTATTGACGGTAATCACCGTGCTTACCAAGCTAAGAAGTTAGGACTAAAGAACATACCAGCGTATGTTCCTTATGAAGAGATTTAAGAACACAGCCTAGGACCGTTAGTGTTAGGCCGTTGGGCGGCTGCTGCCCTGGAGGGATGCCAAAAGTGAGCATAGGATATAATAATGTTAGCCATAGAACTATTTGAAAATTCTCCAGACACTCCTCAGGGTAGTCGCACACAAGATCTCAACCTTGGCAAACTATGGCTATTAACAGAATTAAAACGTTTGGGTTTAGCAGACTTTGATAATGTTTATGTATTAGGCTCATGGTACGGTAGTATGGGTCCTTACTTACTATACAAAGAACTTGACTTTGGTCATGCTTATCTCTTAGACATCAAAGACAAAAATACTCAATGGGTAAATCGTTATAATCAACAGTTAGGTATAGATGATAAAATTACTGCCTTAACTCAAGATTGCTGTGCTACAGAATTCAAGGGCGATCGCATACTCATAATCAACACCAGCACTAACGACATACCCAGTACACAATGGTTAGATAACACACCCCCAGGCACGGTAGTAGCCATACAAGGACGTGATGGACAACCCAATAATCCAGACAATCCTGCGCAGGATATAGACTCGTTTGATCAACGTTATCCCTTGAGTCGTACATTATTGTTAGATAGTATTAAGTTGCAGGGCGCAGATGGCAAGCCTTACAATCGTTTTATGAAAATCGGAATACGATAAATACACAATGCGCTACGAACAAATCAAACCCATTCTCGACGAAGAAGTACTTGACGAAGTCAAGATGTCGCCATCAGCCCTACAAAAATTTGCTCGCAGTCCAGAAGCAGAAGGTATGCTTATGGGCATAGAATTTGAAATGTGCGTGCCTAATGTCTCAGTGGATGACGACAGTGGTGAGGGTGAATACGACTATGACATGGACGAGCGTGCCTACAGTATCGACGACATTGTTGAGTTTTTCCAAAACGGTGAAATGGCACAGTTAACACGCAACGGTGCTGAACGACTACGTCAAGAAATGTGGGACCAATACCTAGATTGGACCGGCGAAAAGATACAAGAAGATCTTGACCAAAGTGAATTAGAAAGTCGTGTACGTAATCAACTACTTGATGATATGGACGTTAACGATTACATGGACGCTGCCGCAGAAGAACTTGGCATCGACCCTACAGAAGATGACGAAAGCGAAGCTAAGGTACGTGAGCGTGCTGAAGAATTACTAGATGACGCTGTAGAAGAAATGATGGGCGACAGTCCCGAATACGAATATGCCTACGATAATATCCGCCAAGAGATGGAAGATGAAATGCGCGACAGTGCTGACTACGATCAAGAAGCGTGGTTGCGTGACATTGGCATTGACTACATGAGTGAAGCTGAGCGTGAGTGGAACTTAGATTGGCCGCACTGGACATCCTATGGTGGCGAAGGTGAACTTGATGTAGAAACAGTGGGCGATGAGTTTGGTCGTGCTATGGGCTTAGACTTTGTTAATACATCCAGCAGTTATCACGGCGCACGTCGTGATGGTAAAAACTGGATCATTGAACCTGATAGCAGTATCGATGCTGACTCAGGTGATGGTGGTTTAGAGTTTGTTAGTCCACCTATGCCAATTAAAGATGGCTTAGAAATGATACAGAAAATGTATGCTTGGGCTAAGAAAGAAGGCTGTTATACTAATAAGTCAACTGGCCTACACATGAACATTAGTGTTCCAGACATGACCATTGATAAGTTAGACTATGTCAAACTAGCACTATTCCTAGGCGATGAATACGTATTAAAACAATTTGGTCGTGAATATAATAGTTACTGTAAGAGTGCTATGAGCAAGATCAAAGACCGTGTTCGTCCAGAAGAAGTTTCAGTGGTTTTGGCTACTATGAAACAACACTTAAATAGTCTAGCCAGTAAAACTATTCACAGTGGTATTACAGACAAGTATACGTCAATTAATACTAAAGACAAATATGTAGAGTTTCGTGGTCCTGGTGGTGATTACCTTAATAAAGATCCGTTTGAAATTATCAACACTGCTCTGCGCCTAAGCATGAGCCTACGTATTGCCACTGACCCAGAAGCATACAAAAAAGAGTATGCTAAGAAACTGTACAAATTAATAGAACAAGGTGGTGACCCTGATGAAGCAGTTCAACTATTCAGCAAATATGCTGTAGGTGAATTGCCTAAAGAAGACCTAATTGCCCGTATTAAATTTGCTCGCAAAGAACGTGAAATTAAGAAAGGTAAAACATCTTCAGTAAGTCGTGCTATCGACAGCCCTGCGATCAAAGATGAGATACGCAAGTTACCAAGTTACTACAGAGAACTAGCCGGTGATATTAAAGATTGGGACGAAGATCGTATAAAAAATATACTTCGTCGCATTGAAACTGATGACTGGGGTGATGGATTAACTCCAGATCAGAAAAATCTTTTTACAACTATTCTAAACAATGAACTAGAGTACCGTGCCGCACAAGGTGAAAAGAAACAATACTGGGTAATGAATAAAGATGGCACAGGCGGCAAACAAATGGTATTTGCTGACAACGAAAACGAAGCCATTCTCAAAGGTGGCAAGCAGATGGGCATGAGTCGCGAAGAAAGTATCACTAAACTTCGCGCATCTGAAAAAGTAGAAGAACCAGCCAGCACAGCACAAGGCAGCGGCAGTGGTCGCACAAAATACTCACGTGATGTGCAAATCATTATCGCCTCTATGCCTAGTCCTTTTGCAAGTTTTACTGAGAATATTCCAATTAAAACCGACGAAACTCTTGCCACAGCAGTTCGCAGAGCCGCAGATGGCGAGTTTGACGATTCTTTAAATCGCAAACAACTTCAAACTTTAATACAATTAATCAACGATGAACAATCATACCGTGCTGCCTACGGCGAAGGCCCTGCGGCATCTGGAACTGAACTTGAATTCCAAACAGGCGAACCGGCGACAACAGAGCCATCACTGCCAACCAACTGGGATCAATGGATTAGATCCATTGGCGCTTTAGAAACCAGCACACTGAACAACGTAGCACGTATGGTTCGCCAAGGTGGCAATGAAGTAATTAACAGTCTGACAGCTAGTGATCGCGAATACTTATTAAGTCGTATTAGCCAAGAAATTGAACGTCGTGCTACAGGCGGAAGTAATGCGGGCACAACAGAATGGCCTCGTCCATGGAATCAATGGGTAGCAAATATACAAGATCAAGGACTAGCAAACATCAACAATGTTCGCGCAACTATGAGCGACCCTGCCTACACAGGTACCGTATTAAGCAACGAACAAAAACGTGAACTTGTTCAATTAATTGATGTTGAACTACGCCGCAGAATGGAAGCAGGTGAAACTGGTGAAGAGCCGGCACAACAGGAATTAAACTTTGACCAAGATCCTGCGGCTGCACAGCAACAACAGCTAAGACGTGATGATCCTGTTACATCGAACGATCCCGAAGCAGAAAGTCCTATTGCTAATCAAGGCACAGAAGATTTTAGGATTTACAATCCCTACACTAATAGTGTAGTCAGCATAGTGCGTCAAGGTACACTAGACTATGCCATACAAAAAGCACGTCAACATGAACAAGACCTAGGCCTAGAAGCAGGTACACTACAAGTAAGTCGTGTAGAGCAAACTAACGAATCAATAAATATACTAAAGAGATTAGCAGGTGTTAGATAATGGCAAATACATTTTTAAGAAAAATAAGCAGCAACATAAGCACAACACTTACCTCAGTGGGTAGTTATACTGTTGGTGCAAACATTGGTGCTGTTGTAGTGGGATTAAGTATCTCTAATACTACTCCTTCGCAGGTATTTGCCAATGTTACAATTAATAACGGGTCTACTGATTACTATATTGTTCGTAATGCTACTATCCCAGCCGAAGGTACTTTAATTACAGTCGGCGGAGATCAAAAAGTAATATTACAAACAGGGGACAGCGTCAAAGTATCAGCAAGCGGTAACGTAGATGTTATTATGAGTGTTATGGAAAGTGAAAGTGTTGGCTTAACTGTTGACGGTGGTGGCGGAGGTGGTGGCGGAACTACATACTCGCACTTAACAGGTGATTGGACCGATGGATTCTTCTATTCAGAACCAGGTCAAAATAATATTAGCCTAAACACAAGTCTTGCAGTACTAAGTTTCTACGATGCGCTTGACTCTACTTCTCCTGGAACTATCTTCACTGTGGTATACAATGATAATTCCACCGACACACTAACACAGTCTGGTGCTTCAAGTTACTTTGGTGCACAACTTCTTGTGCCAGTAACTGGGTTTGGGTCCGGGTCAATAAAGTCCATCAAATCTATAACATTTTAGAGATTAAGTAAATATGAATCTATACGAAATGTTTGATAACAGCAAAGAACTAACGCTAGTGGATGCACTGCGTGATTTCTTGCCTCTGGCTGTTCAAGAACTTAATCTAACA